ATCAGCATCCCCTGGAAAACCATTATATATTCAAACAAGTGGTGCTGGTAATGCTGGAGATGTTACAGAAGTCGCTCCAACCACTGCAGGTGAAGTTGTAAGATTAATAGGACATAATATATCTGACCCTGCAGGTGGTGTAATCATAAGATTCCAACCTGATAATACTTGGTTAGAATTATAAAATGAGGTAATGATGGACTGGGAATTGGCGCAACATTTACGCCACGTGTAGTTACTCCAACTACGAATGGATATTTCAATGATACTACTTACTATATGCAAACTGTGCAATACTAATATTATTGTAAATAAATAAATAAAATAACGATGATATAATGGCTAAATTCACGGCAAAACAGGCAAATTCTTGCAAATTCACAAGATGTGAATCATTTAAAGTAGACAGAATACATAGTTATTGGGTAATATCGGTATTAGATGAAAATGGATGTATGTATGAGTGGATGAATTCTGATTTACCAGAATCTGCTAATATTACAGCTATTAAAGCATCCGCTAAATCTACAATATTAACACTTGATATTAAAGAACCAGTTGCAGCTATTTCACATGATGTAATTGATCAAATAATAGTAGATACAATTGATTAATAAAAATTAAATATTAGATTTGTGAAAATAACTAAGACATATACAAACTTATCAGTCAAAGGATTCCTAGAAATAGCTAATTCATATACTCTGCCAACATCAGATGGATCATATGGATTCGTAATGGTAACGGACGGTGTTGGTAACGTAACGTGGGCAGATCCAGAAACATTAGCCATCACAACCGATGGAGTAACCGAGGGTTCAAATTTATATTTCACAAACGAAAGAGTTGACGATCGCGTATCGTCTTTGATATTAAATGGTACGGGTTTAACTTGGACATATAATGATATTGCAAATACCTTAATTGGAAATGTGTCACTTGCTCCATTCTCTACAACTAACTTAGCTGAAGGTATTAGTCTATATTATACTAACGAAAGAGTTGACGACAGAGTGTCGAGTTTAATACAGAATGGTACAGGAATATCATGGTCGTATAACGATCCGGCAAACACATTAACTCCTACTATTTCTTTATCTCCGTTTAATACGGATGATCTTATTGAAGGTGCAACTAATAAATATTTTACAACAGAAGTAATCGATGATCGAGTTGCGGTACTTATTAAAAATGGTACGGGTTTAACTTGGACATATAACGATCCGGCTAATACATTAACTGGAAATATTTCACTAACTCCATTTTCAACAACTAACTTATCAGAAGGATCAAATTTATATTTTACAAATGAAAGAGTAGATGATAGAGTATCGGCTCTCATTCAGAATACTGCAACTATAGATTGGACATATGATGATATTGCAAATACACTAGAAGCGAACGCAGTATCACCGCCTATTAAAGTTAAGAAAGCAGGTTCTCTAATATCAACAAGAGGAATACTAAATTTTATAGAAGGAGCAAATACGACAATTTCAATTGTAGATAATGGCGGAACTCTAGCAAGTGATATTACAATATCATCAACCGGTGGTCCATCTAATCCAGGAACATTATATGATATATTATCAAATGGAATAGTAGTTGGAGATGCAGATATTGAACATTTAGATTTTAGTGAGAAATTCTCAATTATTGAATCACCCGATAAGTATGTAACAGTTGATATTATTATGTTACTTAGTGAATTATCAGATGTTGATGCAGATACACCAAACGATGGAGACATACTAATATATGCAGGATCTTCTGGATTATGGGTATCTTCTCCGCTCGTTCATCCTGTTCCGCGTAAAACATGGACGTGGTCTGCTGGAAATAATAACAATACGACTAATATATATTTAATAGGAGTCGGTAACGTATTTACTAATACGTCTCCTTATATTGCTACATTCAAATGTGAAATAACTGATATTAGTGCTAGTTGTGACGGAGTAGAAACATGGGATGCTGAGGTTCATATAAATGGAGTGAATGCCGGATCCCTATCAATATTTTCATCCGATAGTGGATTCGCATCAGGATTAAATATACTGATCAATGCAGGAGATAAAATTTCGTTCTATTGTAATGGTACGGGAATACCTAGTCCTAACATAACTGCGTGGTTTATCGAAATATAATTATTCAACTTAATAAGTGATATAGAGAAAAAGTAAAGGTAATATACAATAATATTTTAACATGGGATGGATTATAGGAATATCAGCATTTGTATTATTAGGATTACTTGTATCTAAGGAATTTAGATATGGAGTAATTACGACAATTGGATCAGCAATAGTATTCACTCCGGTTATTGTATTTGGAATACCATATACGATATTATATTCATTTTATATGCCATTTAAAGAAAGGGATTGGAAAGTGTTTTTTAAAATATGGTGGAGAGTAATAGACGGAACATATGCATTCTTAGGAGATGTGATATATTTAGGATTCGCAGAACGATATGATGAGCTTGGAAATGTATGGGGAGAATGGTTAGAGGATGCAATAGCGATGGAGGAAAAAACTTCATTCGGCAATAAGCAAACTACGATATCAGCATCTGTTGGATTTTTAGAATATTATAAGATTTTCATGTTTAATAGAGGTCACCAATTAAGCAACGCGTTAAACTGGGCATTCAGACAAAAGCGACATGCAATAGGATCATGGGAAAAGAAACTTGCTCTTAAAGAATTAGAAGATAAAAACCTTCACGGTAACATAAATAAAGATTAATCAAAATCTATATCTAGATCAAAATCTAAGTATTCAAACTTAGCAGTAAATGTTCTGAAATCAGGAGTTACTGAACTATATGAGAATTTAATTCCATCTTGTCCCGTTAGTAAAGGTTTATTAAATAGGATGGATGATACCATATATCCTTCATTGTTTAACATTGCCATTCTAATTGGACCAAACGCGTTTTTTAGGTTATTATGATCTATGTGACTTAAATAATCTATTGCATTATCTAGGAATATAAAATAGTTCAGGAATGCGTCTGTCATTTTAAACGTGATTGTAAATTCTCTTTTGAATACATCTTCAATCGGAGTAGGCGCCTTATATCCTTGTTGCTTACCGAGTGTTCTAGTTTGAGAAACAATTGGAATATCCCATCCTGGAAAATCTATCTGTTGAACGGTCGATGTCATAAATTCCTCAATCGTATCATATGGTAATATTAGACTTTGGTAATATTTCTTATACTTCTCTTTAATCTCATCACCAAAAAAATCAGGTGGAAATAAGACAACAAATCCATTATTTCTAGCGTTTAATAACATTATTTAGTTTTAGATTTTTTCAATGATGCTTTGTAATTATTCCAAAATAATCTAGCTTCTTTTCGATCTGCGCAAGTTTTAATTAGTTTAGATCTACCTCCTACATTTGTATAAACGTTCCACATCTCGCCTTCATGATTAACTCCAGTTTTAACATCCTCATTAATATATTGTACAAATGTTTTTATATATTGTTCCATTATTCTACTTCAGGAGCATCTCTATCAATAAATGCATCAGATATTGTAGTTCCACTTCCTTCTATTTTTTTAGATATATTGAATTGATCTATTTTATTACCTTTATACATAGTAGATGAATCATCAAATGATGGGTAATATGTCTCGAACTCAATATTAAATGTCGTAGTTATATTCTGATCAGTATCATACGTGAAATTGTATTTCTTATCATGAGTCATCGTCTCTGGAAATCTTATTTGTCCAGGTATTCTAATTCCTCTGTATTGAAAATAAACGACTTCATTTTTATAATAAAAGTCGAAAATCTTTTCTACTATTTTAAATGTTTTATTTAGATTATCACTTTTAATTTTAATTTCAAATGCTAGATCCATTGGTAAAGTTCTCAATCTTGCCGAGTAAGCTTTCATTACCTTTTCTCCATTAGTTTGCGATATTGCTTCTTGTTTAAATGATCCTCTTACAAATGGATTAGTTATGTCTCCACTTTTAATTGCAAAATTATTTAATGTAACGATTCCCCTAGGAAGCATTTCATAATGACTCTCGGCATGTGGACATTTACAATCACTTGGTAAATCAACAAAGAAGTCTTGCATAAATCCACCAGTACCTGCATTGTTATATAGGAATGGAATTTCATGCTTCTCCAATACTCCATTTCTGACCAAATCAATTATAACCTTTCGATTTAATTTATCAAGTACTGCAATTGACGCATTTCTTAAAAATATATCTTGTGTATTCTTATTATCTATATTATTGTGATCTGAATGTTGCATATATACTTATTTATCTATTTTTAGCAATATAAGGAAGATTAACCTGTTGTTTACAATTATCAATTATCAATAATTTAGATTCATCCTTTAAATATTGTTGGCTTAATATAAAATCGTGTTCTTCTTCACGTATCATAGTTTTAAACAATCTAATATTTGATATCCACATATTAGAAGATGGAATGTAATAATTTTCTCCAGTTAAATTAAATTCTAATTCTGGAATAGATGATATGTTCTCGAACACTTTTACAAAATCGGTATGATTTGACAAATCTGCGACGTCTTCTAATATTGAATAAATGTATACTCCACATTGTTTGAATTCATTAGATGCAGATACTACAACTGAGTACCACTGTCCACTTTTAAAATTATTAATTGTAAACGTCTTGGGATTATCATTTAATAAAATATTGATTGTAAAGTCACCAAGATCAGTGTTTCCAGTATACTTGATAAATTCCCCAGATATCCTAATACCCTTTGATGATTCATTATCATATCCATTTATAAACTGAACTACGTCACTTCCACTATTTAAGTTGAACATTGACGTATATGATATATTACAATTAGTATCTTTATCAAATATTGGAACTGCATTATAAATGATTGATGCTTCTCTTATTTTAAAATTCACTACGTCCTTTCCATTTGTATCTACTCCATGCATAATGTTTCGTTGCTTAGTGAATGAAAGATCCTTATATGCTTCAATTCTAACATAGCGACCAGCGTCAGGATACTCATCATGATTCGGTATAGAATCAATAGGACCTCTAACTCTTATGTATTTTGAATCAATACCAGATACATTCTTATCAGTTGTAATAAGAGCGTTGTTTTTCCAATATTTATATGGTCCAGAATCCTGATATGCTAATATCACATCATAGTCCCTAGGGATCCCGCCATTGATATGTGGCAGAGTTTCAACATTGATACTTGTTCTAGTAGGAACAACATCCTGAGTGATCTCGAAAGTTGATACCTGTGAAACAATAGCACTTAAGTCGTAGTAATTCTCAATTAGACTAGAATGATTGAAATTATATTTCAAAGGTCTGATTCTTAAGTCTGGATGTATTGCACTTCTAGACGGATCAAATCTATTACTGATCGTATTATATTGTTGAGGCATTGTAGCATCCTTTGTATCATCTTCAACTACGTCACTAAATAGTTCATCAGCTGACTGAATAACGTTATCTAAGAATGTCCTAGAATCATCAGTTAATAGCATATCAACATTAGGATTATATTTTTGTAGATTAACTTTCCAATATGTTTGTTCCATCATAAATCCTCTATGTAGATAAGTTCCTGCAATCTCATACATTCTATTTAGTAGTGGAAAATATAAAAAATCCCTGTGTCTAGGGTGAGATCCTTTTCCGAACTCAGATTGAAAATATCTATGATCTATGTGTATCTCAAATGGAGCTTGAAAATCAAGTCCATATTCTGTATATTTAGGATCGTTACTTGGAAATGCATTCTTTGGAACGAGAACTTTAATTGCTTTACGATCTACGTTTTTAAATAGAGTCCATTCTTTGAATATAAAATCTCCACTATCTGATTCTGGAAGTGTTCTGAAATAGACAACTTCATGTCCAAACATCTTATTGGTATAAAATGAAAGTTCTTTAAACATTCCAAGTGCACTATCAACTTGGTATGGTTTAAAACCAGGTTCATCATTTAAAATTAACGAGTTATTAAATTCATCTGAGCTAATTACAACAGGAGCATATGTATTTGCTACACCACTTGCGTCTGCAAATCTTAGCTTAATTTCATTGATTTCAATTACTGATCCAATTTCATTTTTAGTACCATCGTCATATTCATACTTTATCTCAAAATAAAAGTCTTGTTTTTCCTCAAGTATAATATCATCAGCTTCTCCTAAATTACCAGGTTCAACATCATACCATAATGACCAATCTAGTTTATTTCTAGAATATCTAAAGTATCTTTTTAATTTATTTAAATCTACAGTACTTGGTGAGCTTAAGATCAAGTCTTCAACCATATCAGTAAATCCAGTAATATTTTTAACTGGGTCAACTGTTGAGAAAATTCTATAATTTCTACTAAATGTTAAAGAATTTTTTTCTGGATTTATTAATAGTTTAAGCGTTATATTAGCCATCTGGTTGAATTTTATGCTTTTTATTATTTATTCATAATATTTTGGTAAACTGAACCGTGTTTATTCGGTAGAATAAATAATAAAAAAGCATAATTTTTTAAAATGAGTAATTCACACATATTAGATCCGATATGGATAACTAAAGGAAATCATGGAATTGATCCAGAATATTCTAAGTATATTCTACTTGCCGCAAATCAAAAATATAGAAAAAGACTAGATGATGGAGATACGTCAAGTTTCTACGAAATACTATTCCATGCACTAAATCTTAATAATTTGGCAGTAGAGGGAAGTATGTTTAATTTTAACATGACTCCTATATGGAACGACCCTAAATTGATGGTGATACGAGATCATTTAAGAAAATTATATCAAATGCCAGAAGATCTAGTAGAGATATTCAAAAGTGCTAATTACTTATTGACTGGACTAATGTTGGATTATTTAGATTCAATGTTAGATCTATTAGAATGTACTGAATCACATTTCAAAAATCCAGGTCTACATAGGGAACGAGAAATATTTATCATTCTAAATAAGAAAGGAGATATGGACTATGATATATGGAAGCTTAAAATGGATAGAAGATATAAGTTTGGCCATAAATTAACTCATGTGATTACGATAACCCTTGATGAAATACGAGAAAATGCAATACATGACGCCGTAGTAGAGAGTGGTAACCCTGATCTATTAACAATGGAGCCAGAGCAGAATGTATTATTCGTAGTTATGAATGAGGAAATGGACAATGATAAATTAGCATCAGCTGTCTCGTCAACATTAACGTTTAGTAAAGGAATTACAAAGGGTGTTAAGTTCGAACCTGGGATTCTATCAGAATTATATACTCTCCTGAATCAGGAACGAGTATTACCATTCACGATGAAATCTTTAATTTAAATAACTTAGCTAATGATTATTGATATACTAGATTCTCTAGATTAGTTAATAGGTCATTCCCAACAACTGGAATAATGTGTGCTATCGATGCTGATAAATTAGATCTTATGGATCTTGAGAATACGGCATTTAATGATATTGAAGTAGATACGCATAGAATTGATATTGTTGGACATGGTTATGACGAATTAGTTTACTCTGCAGACGATGGAGGATTTGATTATTCAGGAGCAACAATTGCTGCATCTTCATTAATTGACACTTCAGGAGCAACAATTGCTGCATCTTCATTAATTGACACATTACCTGCTCCATTACATCCTCCATCTAGTTTTCCAAACCGATATTGACTTATTTTAAAATTATTAGTCCATCCATTTGAAATACCCAAACCTACTTCTATATAGAATCTGTGACATGATGGTATTATTATTTGTTCCACCATGTCTGAATCAAACATCATCTTTTTAGTAAGGTGCCATCCACCTGTTAGACCTGCAATTGTCATGCTCCCCGATCCTGGTGTATTTTCCATCCATACCATTAATTTACCAGGAGGAGTACCACCTACTCCACTTGCTTGAAACCGTATAATTCTATCATATGGTTTAGATAATTGTGCAATATTTGTATTATATGTACCAGATGCCCAGTTTCCTGAACTTTCAGTACGTCTCATCCATAGCGTACCAAGATTAAATGTATTAGCAAAATTTCCACCTATTCCAATCTCTAATGAATTTACCATTTGTACTCGTCTTTCAAGTACAATAACTCCTTCTTTGTAATATGGTGGTTGACCTGCTATTGGAAAATCTAGTGGTATAGTAGTATCACCCGGTCTAATTTTTATATCGCCAACTAAATCAACTGTAGTAGAATCTGGCGTATACATATAAATGCCATTCGTTCCTCCTCCAATAATACTTAGCGTTGCTAAATCTGCTGGATTATTTTCAGTAATATAATTAGGAGTAGCTTTAAACATTAGGCTGCCATTCGGAGATAAATTTATCACCTCAGTTTTTCTAGAAGAGGCAGTAGAGTTAAAGTGAAGTTTTGTAGTTCCGGTAACGTGAGTATTATGCATTAACATATTACCACTTACTTGTAAACTAAATGGATTTAGATTTAATTCAGTAATTGTCTTATTGATACCAGATAAATTAGTAAGTACTATTCCAGATGCAATTGGACCAATTGCTTTAATTCCACCTTTTCCTACATTAACTGATTGACCGACATTAAGGTTATTACCAACCTTTAAATCATTAGTTATATTTGCACATGTTGATTTAATTGATCCTATTTTTATAGCATCTGATTTAAATCCATCGATCTCAATAGGTATTAAATATCCAGTATTTCCATTTGTCTTATTAACATATATATTGTTCCCTTCTATTATTAATCTAGAAGATGAAGGTTCGTTAATATCTGTCTTACTAATGATAACCGGACTAGATACTTCGCGTTTATTAATTTTAACAATATGTGTATTAGTAGGAGAGTATGCCATCGTTGGATTACCAGATGCACATAGTACATATATTGATTCTCCAACTACTTCAATATCCATCGCTCTGATATTATCATCAATATTATATGCTAAAATATTAAGTGGTGTAAATGATCCAGATACCGAATCTTGTTTTAAAGTATATAATATGTTTTTATGAACTGCCCAGATAATATCTCCAGATACAGCTATCGCACCAAACTTATTAATAGATGTTAAGTTATTATGATTAGCATTATTAATGTTTACCGTATTAGGTGCAACGATATTATATGATGATTCAGTTCCAATTGCATTATCTAAATCAAATGATCTAACTGAAACGCCGAATCCTGGGTGATTTACTCCAACTGGTGGATTAAATTCTATAGATATAGTATATGCTTTATTATTAGCCACTTCTAGATCAAGGTGGTGCATTCTATCTGTATTCTTAGATGCTACAACGATCGGTGTTTGCTCATTGGTTATATTAACAGAAGTTATATATCCATCATGTTCATATTGAGAATTTATTGCGTTTTCAGCAGGATTTCCCCAACTTCTAAGGTGATTAGTTGCTACAATTGCTCTACCTCCATTTAGTTTTATTCTATGTGCTCCGTCTAAACTAGTTATTCTAGTCTGGAATACTGAGGTAAAGTCAGATGCTACATCTGTATCAAATCTTACGATTTGAAAATTAGTTCTATTATATACGTTTGATCCAACGGTTATATCATTTTGAACACCCGATTGTTGATTAGTGATTAGGTATAGTAACTCTCCATTTACTGCAATATCGCTAATTGCAGCCCCAACTGGTATTATTCCTGAAATATCAGCACTTTTACCTGTGAATAATTGACTTGATACATTAATTGGAGAATTAGAATTGTTTATATCGCTAACGAACATATAACCTTCGAACCCTGCATCATTTAAATTAGTTGCAGGATATGCGATTGATGTAGATCCGCCAGCCTGTATTACTCTGTTTCCAGATATAGCAATTCCATTTAATCCATATGTAAGATTTCCAAGTGCTGAATTAGCAATACCAGATCCAATAGCTGTGTTTACAGATACGGGTCCTGTTCCTAATTGTTCGATGTTTCCATTGTCTTGGTAAACATCAGTATCTAACATTATTCCATTTACTCCGGTATCGTCAGTTTTAAGAACTAGATAACTATTTCCATTTATATGTGGAAGTACATTATTGAAGTTTTCACCAATACCGATACCACCATTTCCAACTCCTGATACATTGAAGTTAATTCCATCAAATTCAACATACGATCTTCCCATTGCTAGGTGTGAATATCTAGATCCCATTTGAACAAATCCTTCCCTTTGAACAGTTGGACCTGATGCGTTAAATTTAGCAAATTGAAAATCAAATAACCCATTATGTAGAATACCACCGATTGGTGCTGATTCTAATTTAGTCAATGAGAATACTCCGTTGAATATTCCATTTTTATATTCATGTCTAAGTTTTAAATTCTGATTAAGTGTTGATAATTCAAACGGAGAACCTGTTGATCCTACATCATTTAGTGATCCTAATTCAAGGTGATATCTTTTATCTATTGAATTTGATCTATCTACATAGATCTTTTGAATAGCTGTATAATATTTATCAGTATCTGATAAATCATTATCTATGTCTAATACTAAGCCTTGAAGTGTCTCATTAAAGTTACTTAACATTAATATATCATTGTCAGTTACTCCAGCTCCTATTTTATCTCCCTGCTGGTCAGTTATTGAATTACCTCTATTTGGGAACATGATATATCGTGAATCCTGTGGAGATCCTTCTCCAAATCCTCTTACGAATGTAGTCCCTGCAGTATTTAAGTAGTTATTTACTATTCCACCTAAATCAACGATAATATTCCACGTATTAGTTAACTCGTCATATTGCCAGATTTGACTGTTATCAGATAGAACGTAGAAATCTTCATCCATTAATCCAGGGAAAGTTGTTGCGTTTGGATCTGATGTTCCAACGAACCATTGATTTCCCTTATCTCCCTGGTCTCCTTTTATACCAGATGGACCAATTGAACCGGTTCCACCTGTTACTCCTTTGACTCCTTCGAGTCCAATTCCAAGTTCCAATAGTTTATTAAAGTTGAAATTTAATTTGTCTACTGTTATAGTCTGTGAGTCGCTTCCAAAAAGCTCCTTTAAATTTATTCTTACTGGCATATTGTTATATAAATTTAATTTTTATTTTAGGACTTACTAGTGTTCCACTGTTAATTGCTTTCGCAAATTCAAAACCCAGTGTAAATCTATCAAGTTTATTTATCTTCATGTTTCGGTTCAGTTTATATCCCTGTTCAAAGCGTTCAGAATCATCTAGTGTTTTAAACTCAATTGCGTTTTGATTAGAAAGTAATGATTTTTCATCTAGTGTTTTATCCTCTTTTGTATAAAACTCTACCTCTATAATCTCATACAGCTTAATGATATTAAGGTTTATGTATTCCTTAACATAATCTTCGATAGTTTCAAAGTTTCCAATATAGTCAGGATGTGCAATTAGGTACTCATTGAATTTAGCAGCTATCCCATCTTGTAATAGGTATGAGATTAGAGCATTTTTCACATTAATTTTTCCACTGATTGTAGTATCTCCGTCTTGATATACAATTTGATAATTATCAAGATTCACATTATTCACTTCATTAACTTTAACGATATCATATTTTTCCAATTCAATATTAGTTCTAAGGTTTATAATCTTAGCTATGAATGAATAATCCTCCTCGATTCTAAGAGTTCCAGAAACTGGAATCTTACTCTTTTTATTTTGATATCTATGGTGGAATCCAAAGTCCCAGTTTGAATTGAATAGGTCATAGTCGGATCTTCCAATTGCAATCTCATTTGCTATTTCATATCGTGGCTCATATTCTGCATCAGATTCAAGATCTAGAATCTTAGTTTTTGCTATTTTAATATGGCTAAAATTTGATAACTTTAAGAAACTGTCTATATTTATATTAAATCTAGTGTTACTTAAATCTAATGAATTAATATCATTTTTGTCGAAATTAAATTTAGAGTTAAACGTGAATACATCTTTAAATAGTGGAACGAATCCTCCATCGTATCTATTAATCTCATATCTATTATCTAATGCTGATCTTTCATATCTAAATCCTACAACACTTTTAAATGCTAGATTAGATGGCTTATCATCATCGATCTGAGTAATTATTGCATCTACTTTTTCTACGTATGAGCTATTAGGTATTTCAGTGTACCACTTAGAAGTCTTAGAAGTTAATACTGTTCCGTTATAAGAATATGTTTCATATTCAACGAATGGATTTAACTCATTAGTGATTTCTTTAAATTTACCAAATGATAATTTTTCAAATAATGTCTCGAAGTATAATTCTCCACCTTTCATTATTTTAAATACATAATTTGCAGATACTTGTGATTCACTTATACCTGATGGTAAATATGTTAATAGAGTACCAGTATTATCTGATAATCCATATGAATATCCTCCAATTGCTGAAATATCTACATACGATACTGTATCACGAGTAGATGAAATAAAATTACTTATTCCAACTGGAGATAGTCCGTTAATAACATCGATAAATTGATCTTGAAAAATGACTGTATCATATCCTATTATGAATGTATCATCTCCTGGAAAATGTATCTCTTCACTTATATTAGAAGGATAATTTGAAATGCTTACGTTTTTAATAGCATCTATTTCATAATCACTATTAAATGCTCCAAGTACTCCACTTGCACTTAACCATAATTTACTACTAAGCTTGATATTTGAGAAATTATCACCAAGTTGATTAAATTTCTTATGTTTAAGGGCATACAATAAAGTATGAGTCATGTTTGAAATTTCAAGCCCATTAATATCTTCAAAGCTTATTCTATAATCTCCATTTATTGAGTTGTATGCAATTTCATCACTTCCTGGAATAGAATCTAAATAGCATATTGGTTCAGAAGGAGTAGGTGATATAGTTGACACAGTTGGGATATTAGATACTCCTGAATATGGATCAACAATTGACTCAGTTGACCAATATTCGTCAATAGATTCACTTGATCCAATATTTAATTCAATTAATAAGATCACAAATTTAAATTCTTCATGTTCTATGAATCGGTATCTAATAGGAGCAGATGCATCATTAATATTTTCCTTAATTGGTTTAAGAAGAGTTGTGAATTTATATCCATCGTACTTATTAGAATTAAAATTAAATTCAGGCTTACCTGCTTCATTCAAATTATCGGCATCTATGTAATCTTTAAACCGTATCTTAAATCCCTTAAAGAATGTCTCGTATATTCCTAGATTGTTTTTACGTATAGGAGAATAACGAGTTTGTGTTTGGCCAACCTCTTTACTTAAATAAGTAGGGGTATATGTAAAGTAATCGATGAAATATCCACTTTCAGTTAGTGCTTTAGTTAAATCAAATGGCTCAGGAAAATAAGAGTTGTTTAACTTAACTATGTGCTCATCATCGTTATATCTAAACTTAGATTCTATGTAGAACCATTCGTGCGTAAAATTAGATGGATTCTGTGTTGCATCTTCATGATCCGGTGAAAAATTGTTAAATCCAAAAACTAATTCAGTATTCAATCTATATGGATTGCTTCTACAGTCTAATCCATCAGGGTAAACCCATTTTGTAATATATGGAAGTATCTTAGATCTCAGTGCGAAATCTTTAGATGTATTTTCTTTGTAGAAATCATACTCAGATGAAGCAATACCATTTAAGTACTTGTCTCTTCTGTTATATAAATCAAACCCAGGATTACCAGATGTAATTTCAGGAATAACGCGATCTGGGTCTTTAAGTAGGAAGAATCCGGGAAATTCTGTTAATTCTTCATTTGCATCATCGACTGCATTCCAATACCCAGTAGATGATCCTTGATCTCCACGAGCCTCAACAATAACATCTCCAGATATTACTGTATATTCATATGGTCCATCTGTTCCACTAGGAACAATATATTGACCTGGTGCAATCGCCGTAACTCCATTTATATCAATCTCTCCGTTTCCGTAGATATCATATGTGAAACCATTATAAATTTCTTTCATTAATGGTGGTATGTGATAGTGTTCGTATAAATCAACCTGTGGAAAATTTAAATATTCCGAAGAATAGAAATCAAAGTCGAAATCTTTAATTGGGAAGAATGATAAAAGTCCAAATGCAGGACGGTGCTTAAGTTTCATTGTAAAATCACCAGATTCTAACTTAGGCGAATCTTTTAATTTTAAAGCAATTGACATTTTTCCAAAGAATTCTGCGATAGCATCATTTCTATTTTCAAATGTACTTATATTTTTATCTTGGATTGGATCTATAAATCTAGATATTTTATCAATTTTAGACCATCCATTCGTAGTCTTAACTAGAACGTCATCGAGTCTAGTTTTAATTTTCTCAAACTGAGTGTAGTCTATTATTAATCTATTTCCAGATGTTGTACTTCCACCTTCAAAATTGATTATAGAAGTCAAGTTAGTTCCAGTTACGTCATTTATAGTAACTCCAGTAAAATCTAAATATTGTGAATCAAATGACAGTGAATACATCGCATCATAATTACCGGCAACATTACACTTTATAAATACATATTCATTAAACGCATAGGCTTTAATGCTTCCACGTCTGATGTTATTAATACAACCAGTTAAAGATTTAGCAATTTCAAGTTTAGTTCCATCTATATTAAAATAGAATGTATCATTACTGTTTACATTATCTATATCGTGAAAATAATATGAGTCGGTAGGTGAAGTAAATGATGCGAAATTAGAAGCTCCTTCTATCAATTCATATCTTCCATTTGAATCAGTTCTAGTTCCATGCGGATGATATAATTTAAATGAATCAAGATGCTTCATAGTTTCAATCTTGATATATGCATATGAGAATCCTTGATCTCCGTCAACTACTCCTTTATCTTGTAGGAACGATTTACCTGGACCGAACATGTCTCCTAATTCTAGGTTAGTATTAGATATTCTAATCTTACCACTCTTAAGTTCATTTCCTTCCTCATAATCAATATCATAAGGATCATCTAAGATTGGAAGATGTAAATTTTCAAATCTGTCTGTTATATAGTTGAAGAACATATTATCTTTGTCAGTGAATATGTTCTTAAAATCAGATAGATATAAATCTAAGTTAGTTATAGGAACGATAACCCCATTAGGATTAGCTTGATCTAGATTTACATCTTCGTATTCAAAATATTCTCTTCTAAACCTAGGTGTATTTTCCCAGTTTCCTCTTTCTCCAAATCCTCGATCTAGGTCAACATCAAATTTAGATAATTCTATTGCGTTTACATACATTCCAACATATCTATTAAAGTCATATATTTCAGATGTTTCATCATCAAATATGAATTCCATATTAAGTATGTTTGGAAAAATAACTCCATTTCTTTCGAATCCAAGAGTTATGAATTCTTCGAATGCTTTAAGTGGGTTAGCCTTTTTATAAAAGTCATATAGGTTTTCTCCCCTTTGTCCAAATACTCCAGAATCGTATAATATTCCGGTAAATAGAGTTAGTGTATTTTCGTCATATGAAACCTCCAGTGGATTATACTTTAGGCTATTTACGTGTTTACGTAGAAATTTTCCAACTTCAGTTGTTTTACGTAAATCAAATGTTTTAATAATAGTAGATTTCTTGAATAGTTCTTTAATATAATTCTCCTTATCATATGGATAAGTAGCAGTCATTTGATCAATTGGACTATTCAAAGGATCTTCAATCTTAAATATTACAAAATATTCAGGTACGTCTTCTCTTAGATAAATCGGAGCGAAGTATGATAATTTCTCGTCATATCGGCGGCTCGGTAAATAGTTAACTCCACTGAAATAATGATCAAAATCATATTGATCTTTATAGTCAGTAGAAGTTTTAGTAGAATCAAATGATTCGCTCATTTGAAATACGATCTCACTAGGAGTAGTTCCATTGTCGAAAAATGTGAACATGTTTCCAGGAAGAGATTTAGTAGGATCAATGGCAAATCTTTTATAAAGTGCCTTTGATAATTCTTCATTCACATCAATTGAATTCAACCACATTTTATCGTTTGAATCAACTGTTAACTTTACATTACCAGTAAGCTTAGGATTTGTACGTACTAATTGGAAGCTTGCTTCATCTTGTAGTATTTGTTGAAAATCTATAGTTTTTGCCATTTATTAGAATGTTACTGGAACAGCTCCTCTAGATGGTACAATTGGTGAATCTAGAGTTGTTTCCTTTTTATATTGAGTCGATACTTCAATATCAAAAGAAAATGGTACCGCATCTTTAATGAAAATGTCAATTCCGATCTTCTTTGAATATTTTATATTCTTTAATGTCTCACTGGTTCTAAATCCTCCGATAAAAGATAATTTATCTGAACATCTATATTGAAATAGAACTGGAATGTTTAACGCATTATTAGATCCATTAGTAATAGATTTAGACGATAGAGTAGGGTGATTACCTTCAACTGATATATCTTTATAGTCATTAGGGAACATATATAAGTATGATCCGCATGTATATTTACCTATTAAGTATTCGTCATTCGGTGCGAATCCTAATTTAATAGGGAAATCATTATTGTTAGATGTAGCTGCAGAGGTTGCTTCAGATGCAGTTTCTCTATTTGCTTGAATATTGTACTTGTTTCCTAGAACTCCAGTTTGTTCATTAACTGATGTTTCAATAAATGGAGCATGTGCAAATGGTAAATACTCTTGATTTGTTCCGGCAACATATGGTCCGAATAAATCTTGACGATTTACAAACGAAGCAGGTGCACTTACATCAAGTCCTGCAGAAAGTCCCTGTAAATCTGGATGATCTTTATGAATACTGAATTCAGTAATATAACCAAATCCTTGTGGAACCGCAGATAGGTTTGTAGTTCCAATCCATACGTCAGCATTTGTTCCACCATGTGGAATAACAGCATTGTTACTTTCTCCTGGTCTAAATGGAACGTAAACATTTCCATTTAATGGAACTATTTTTGATCCAATTGTTTGACCGTCATATGCAGTTATTGATTGGTTATTAGAACCAGTAGCCCATGATAATCCTCCAAGTGGGTAATAATCATACATATCAGTAGATAATCCGTAATTCTTAAATCTAGAATGCACAAATTGACTATTTACCTGTTGTGACTGGAATCCAGCCGGGTGAATGTAATATTCTCTAGAATCAGCATCAACTGCTGAATTAATAGACATTGGTACTAAATCATATCTTCTGTTTACGTGATAATCTGAATCTGGATTTGCAACCGTATTAGAATCCAATACTGGTTGCTCGATTCCTCCTTTCAGAAGGGTAATTAATTCCAACTTAGTCGCAGATGTGTTTTCAATAGAGATAGAATATTGTTTGGTTATGATTCTACCATCATTATATACAACTGATGTTCCAGAAGTATCTTTAATTTGATCTCTGTAATATCCTGCAAAAAGAGTAAGGGTGTCTCCGTTTTTAATTTCGGATACGTTACCTTGATCATCAACTACCGATACTTTAATAATACCAGTATCAAGAGCAAGTGCTTGTTCTAAAGATTCAACTGTTAATTCAAGAGTTTTAATTTTCTCAAATAAATCTATGATGTTTCCTTCGGTTGTAAAAAATCCTGAGGCAATATCCTTAGATTGATGTGCAAAGAATCTTTCACCTGTTGTAAATTGACTTCCTAAGTGTAGATCTAGTCCACGAGAAGTTAATTCATCTTCAAAATCTAATCTAGCTTCCTCAGCAAATAATCTTTGTGAAATAACACTAGCTTCCTCAGAAGATTGAATTTCTTCAGGGAAAGGTATTTGAACTGGGATTGACCAATCAGATTCAACTGCGTTATCTGGCCATCCTGCTTCAGATAGTGATTTAATTTGAAACTCAAGAGTTTCTCCCTTTCTGATTGAAAGATCTAATTGATTAGGATTTACTGATTCAGCGGAAGATAAATCTTCAGTTGACCATTCGTACAATCCAGTAGTTTCATTTAATTTCTTTGTTCTAGATTTAGTAAGTATCTCAGTCCAAGGAGAAAATAATGCTATTGAATCCGTATCATCCGCTTGTTTAATACGACTTTGAGTTGCATTAGGCGCAGTTCCCTTCTTAGATAAGTATCGATATCTAATTTTAAATTGAACAACCGCCTGTGATCCGAATTTACTATCCTTAGGTTCAGGCATCGGCCAGAATCCTCTTACTTTATATTTAGCTGATCTATTAAACGCAGGAGTAGTACTTAATTTAGTAGTTAAGTCTCTAACTGTAGAACTTAATTGAGATTGAAGCGTTGCTTTCTGTTTAATAGACGATGAGATCTTCTTATCAATTCTGTTTTTCTCAGATTGAGATTTATCAGTATCATTCAATTGAGCTTTAAGATCATCAATTTGTTTTAAATTCTCTTTTACTCGTACCTTTAGGTTCTCTTTTTCTGCTACTTGATTTTGAATTTCAACTTCATCCTCGTCCTCTTTAATATGAGTATCAATTTGAACTACTTTGAAATTAGATGCATCTACAATTGGAGCATCCGGGCCAACTGCAACGATTGCTGGAATTTTCTTTTCTTTAGCTGCACTTAATAATATCATTCCAAAATCTGCAACGAAATTATTATAGTAACTTTCTAAAGTAGATTCGCTTTCATCTTCTAATGTAATAGTTAAATCATTTGAATAAACTCCGAATCCATTAGAATACTCATCAATTGTTAAATTTTGAGCTTTACTAACTGGCTTAATGAATATGATTGCTCTTTCATTGAATCCTACATTTACATGAAGTTCAGGAGCTCTATATCTTACGGGTTTAATTCTTAAAATATCGGCTCCAATAGTAATTGGCTCAATTCCAAATATTCTCTCAAGAACTACTTCGGTATCTGTTTTATTAACTGACAACACTCTGTATTCTGAATCTAAATCTGTTATTAGAACGTCTCCCTCTGCTAGCATTCTAGTATTTTGGATATCATCTAATACGTCTGTATATTTTAATGTGCTTAATTTATATCTTCGTCTGTTTATAGTTACAGTTTTTCCAGTTGCAATAATTACTTGATCAACATCTTCCTCCATTATTCTAAGACAATCGAATGATCCTTTGAATCTATTAACAGCGGTTGCCATTTGAACTATATTATCATCTTCAAAAACGTCAATACCTTGTTCTTCAAGAGTAGATATCGCTTCGTCTAAATCAATAGTGTTATTGTTTAGATAATTAGTGCTGAAGAATTCAATTTGATCATCGTCGATAGAATTAATAATTAATCTCTTAACTTGAAATTGATCAATATCATCCGTTAATATAGACTGAACATCAATGCTAACAAATAATAATGGGTTTAAGAATGATTCGAAAAACCAGTTATTCTTTACTCCGAAAGAAGTAGGAATGGCCACACTTGTATTAGCTACTTCTTCTAACTCTTGAATAAGTTTAGATACTTTCTTAAGTTCAAATTTTCTAACATCTCCGTTTGCAGATTTGATACCAATAACATCATTATTCGCTGAAAGCAAAGTTTCAAAGTTCATAGTTACATTATCGATCTTACTTTTCATATACCCAAATGAAGGTACACTTATTTCCTTAGTTGTACCGTCGCCAAGAGTCTGTGTGATGGTTACATTCTCAGACTTAGAGTCTAACATTGTTTGTAGACTATATATGAACGCATTCATATTATCTACATCGACAACTAGTCTACTAAGTAATTGATCTATTGTGTGTTTAGTATTACTCATTATATTATCGTATTTTGTCTATTTTAAATTGTAAAGTTTCTGCATTAATACAGATGATCTCAAAAATTGGCATGTTTCCAGATGGTGTGAAATCTAGATCATTGAATACATCGATTGTTGTTCCAAATACTCCGTTACCTGCTTTATTAATAGCATCAGTTTTTATCTTGATATCATATACATCAGGATTGATTTCATCTTCTATTACAAGTCTCAAAGTTTGACCCTTTTTCCATGGAATTTTAGAATCGTCTATGAATATTTCTAAATCACGAATCAATATGATTACGTTGTCATTATTTTCATGTCTGATATAATTTGCATATTTTCCAAGCTCAATTACGTTATTATCAAAAATACTGATAATTGATGTATTTGATATATTATAATCCTGATTCGTATTCTCTAACTTAACACGATTTGGAGTTCTCTTATCTAGAACCATTCCGTCCCCTGCTTTAAGAACATCAGTATTATAAGTAACTTCGATGTTCGCATCTCCGTTTGTAATGTCAACTACTTTATCGTTTACATTCTCTATCATTCTCATTAATTCACCAGTGTTATTAAATATCGCTTGGTTTTCAACAATTGATGTTTCTAAATTTGATATTCTCAAATTAAGCTCATTAATATCCTCAGAATTAATCATTAAATCTTTTAAATCTCTTACTTCTTGAGTTAATCCTTCAATCTCAAATAACTTATCATTAAGTCGAGTTTGGATTCTTTTAAATTCAGTTAATACATCAGTGAATAAATCCATTGAGAACGTTGAATAATCGTTTATAGATTTTTCAACTAATACGTTCTCAACTGACGTATCTAATTTAAGATTCATTTTATAAGAGTAAGCTGTGCCGTTTACTTTATTAAGTGGATCTGGTTTATATTTAGTAATAAATGGAATTTGGAATTCTAATCCAGCTTGTTCTATTTTATCTAAAAACATAACTCCATATAAGTTAGTCGTAAATGAATTAGGATTTCCATCTGCATCTAAATCATTTGCATCAAATGTATCATAATAAACTAGGATAGCATTAAATTGAAAATCTTTATTTGCGATATAATCATTGAATTGAGAAAATACTTTAATATCTGGATTTTCTGCAGCTAGTTTATAATTATCTAGATTAAAATCTAAAGAGATTCCATCAAGTTTAGTTCTAGCATACTCAACTGACGTTACACCGGATTGTTTAGTAATCCAATCTGTATCTGCCACGTTAAATTCTCCATCTACATTATCCGTATAATAGGCATTATTTATGGTTTGATTAAACCAATTTCCAGGAACTGGTATTCCTCCGTATGTATCTGATACTTCACTATATACACTCGCATCATCTAAATCATAATATGCTTTGATATTTAATCCAAATGGATGTGTTTCAAAATAATGTCTACCTGATAAATATTCGATATCTAGTGGGTTCTTAGCATTATTTGCAATAGTCATATTAGGATAATAGTTATCATCCTTAATAGACTCAAATAATACATGAGTTGTGCTACCTACATTAGTAGGAACATGAATATAAATTTCAGTATATGAATTTTCAGGAGATTTAACAGAATTAACAACATCGATATCTCCTACATATTGAACTACTCTATTGTATGTGCTAGTTGCAGTAGCTTCCTCTACGAATCTTTTTTCTGATTCTAGAATATCTACATTCTTTTCAATTGCATTAGCGTCTCTGAATCGTATACCACCTGCTTCCTTTAACCATTTCCAAAATACTCTTTCAGATACGGTTCTTTCAGCCTCTCTCATATATTGAGGTCTACTGATTAGCAATGTTTCCATATTAAGTGCATAACTTTGGAAACTTTGAGCTAGGTTAATATTTTGATCTGTGTTAACTCCTTCAAGTATAGTAGATTCTCCTTGTGCTAAAAATTGAAATTTATTATCTGTTGCTAATGAATCTGGCGTTCCGAATTCTGGAATTCTAAGTAATGCGAACTTCGAATATCTAACATTGTTCTCACCATTAGCAACCTTTAGATCTATGTCTTCTAAGGCACTTTGAAAGGTATATAATATTCCCTTCTTATTCTGAATTGGTTTTAATAATGGTGTAACGGCCATTTCTATTAGTTATTATTTTAGTAAATTTCTAATCCTACCATTGATGTTATCAATAGTCTATCGTTAGAAGTATTATCAATTATATAATTGAATGTAGCGTTGTGTCCGTATTTCAATAGTGCTTGAGAAAGGAACATAGCATTTATACCGTGGTTTACTGCTAATTTTCGTCCTTCTGCAACTAAATCATGATGCATGATAATAGTACCAGTAGTGCTTTGATTTACACCAGCTGCAATTGATACAGGTGGTGGAGTACCTTCAGCATTGATATTTGAGATAATACTTACATTTCCTGAATTTTCAACAACGTCTACTATGTGTATAGTGAATGATGTATTTTCAGCAGGAGGATTGGTAGCATCAAAATCAATATTTAAAATGATATCAGTTAATACTCCTACAAAAGCAGCTCCATCCCATACTCTAGTTGGACCAACATTTGTCTCAGCTGAGAGTGTTACATAAATATGCTTATTAGAAGTGTTAGTTAAAGTGATTGTTCCAACCGCAGCTGATGCTACTTTCTTAACTAATACTGAAACGGATTCCTTAGATTCAATTAGTGATCCATTGAAATTTAATGAATCTGCTATTTCAACAGGACCTGCTAATGTAGTAGAGTTATTAACTACTAAATCATTAATGCTAATAATATCAGCGGCAATGTCAGAATCAACAGTTATGTGATCCACATTTAAAACTGACTCATTAGATCCATTCTTAGACAATCTTGCGATTATTTGATTTGGGATTCCAGTTTGGAATATAAATCCTCCATCTTGAATGATAATATTCTGAGTCCTGATGCTGTTAATTGGGTTGTCTATTCCGATTGAAAGTGTATTTGTATCAAATTCAAAATGATTGATCACATCTTCTAATTTGTCCTTCAATAGAAGTACGTTTGAATTATGAATTTGTGCCAAATCAACTATGAAATCTGATTGTAACATCTCTTGAATCGGTAGATCTATTGGTGTAAATGCCATTTTAATAGAATTATTTTATTTTATTTATCGATTTGATTAAATTACTTTAGGAGATTATGCTTTCTTCTATTCAATCTTGTCTCTATACTTTTTATATACTGTTCTTTTGGTAACACGTTTATCATTTGATTGATTTCATTCATATAAATGTTACCTTGATTATCATGAATCTCAACATGAATCGTAAACTTTCCTAAATCTTTGAATTTCCATGCGAAAAACGGAACTGATCTAACTTTAACTTCCTCGAGAGTATCAAGATTAGTTAATGTCCAGATATATTCTAGCTTTCCATCTATGTTATTAACACTTAGGAACACCGGCGTGTTTTCTGGAATACTAAATGAATCTTCATGTACTTTAATATCATTAATGTTAAATGAATTTTGATCCATTATAGTTGGTAAATATCCGATTTGTTTATCATTCTCAAATTTCCAATATTCTTTATCTACCCAGAAGCTAGGATCTTGTACCGCTCCGCTTATTATATCTGATGTTTTAGCAAATAAGAACATAGTCTCATCATCTAATATAGGATATGTAGATTTTAAATATTCCATTAATCTCTTTGAGTAAATCTCACGAGGTAGAAAGAATGTATATTTATCAACGTCCGATAATCCAGATCCTGGACTAGACGTGCGAGGACTAGTACTTGGACTTCCTGAGTTTATTCCATCGTCCATTAATATGTGATACATTTCTTTACTTAAGAATTCAGCCTGTGCATGAATTATGTATTGATCATCTGATTTTCTACCGTTTATTATCTCATAATTAAATAATTGAATTCCAGGATGATCACTATCATTTAATTGAGTTATTAAATCATTAAGATCAGTGAATGATGGAATTACATACGGACTAAACAATGAGATTTGAATAACCTTTCCAGGAGTTGGATTTCTTAGATAAAATCCTGCATTGAAATCATCTACGTATATTAAGTCAGATAATCTCATGAAGAATAGTGACTTCATTGTCATATCTTTGAAATCTTGTAATTTAACAGGTTCGTTATTTTCACCTAATCCCCAGTATAATTTCTTAGGATGATCTTGTGAAGGATCTTTATATGGAATATATGCATTAATTACGGGATTGAATATTTCAACGTCGTACATATTTTGACCCATTCCATATCTGTTCTTATAATACCATGCGTATTGTAACAATTGCTTATCAATATCTACATCGCTTATAGCTGATTCATTATCTAGAACCGTAACCTTTGGAAAATAGTTAGGACTTGTTCCAAAATCTTTCAATTGTATATTATCTAGATTATCTAGTCGATAGTTGAATTTGTCTTCCAGTCTAGTAACTCCTACGATATGAGCAACTTGATCACTTTGAACTGTTACAAATTTACTATATGCATTTGAATTTCCGTAGAAATCATGCAACTCAACAGTTAGTCTATATTTACCATGATATGGTAAGAAGTGAGGTAGTTGCCATAAATCCTCTATTTTTCCTCTATATTCAAATGAATATAGATTAGGAGCGTCTTTTGTAATTCTCCATGTAATTTCGTAGAAGTTCTTGAAATCTAAATTCTCTAATGTATAATGTGGGTCGTATGATCCCATTGAACCAAGATCGGCAAACGTAACTCCTTTGAAAGTTTCAAATGTAAATTTCTCATTATATATGTTAAATATACATGCTGCACCAATTATCATTTCAGGATCATCACCTTCTTCCCATAGTAATCTCTTTCCGATATCTGGAAATTGCATATCCTGGGTTTTATTATAGAAATCCTTTATGTATTCAACCATGTCTGGAATCTTAGAAGGAGCGTATTTCTGACTCTGTTCATATGGATTATGAGTACCGTCATTAAATATAACGTGTCCGAATGTAGCACCCTTTGGATGTTCCTTTCTTAATAATGGAACAAGGGATCTGATTTTAAAGTCAACATTTTCATCTGGATAACATTGTAATTCAGAGAATTCATTTAAATTAAAGTCAGTTATTTTTGAATCATCCGGCCAGAATTTAATAGTAATCTTTTGAAAGTATATAAACTCTCCGATAATATCCTTAATTTTTACATTGATAGGAAGAAATTCATTTTCAGCTTTATCTCTAAGCTTGTTTAATTTATAGAAAATCTCGTCTACTGTAAAATCAGTAGTTTCAACAACTTCTGGAATTCCATCGTCGTCGTAAACATCAGTCGCTTTAGTAAATTGATAAACTAGAGCTAAACATTCTGTTTTTCTAAATTGCTTTCCATGTTTGATTTTCTTATTCTTATCTAAGATATTCATCTCGTCTATTTTACCGTCATCTAAGTAATCAGTAATATCGACCATAAATTGTTTATTGTAATATGGGGACTTCTTATTAAGATTAGTCCAGTATTCTTTAATTCCAAGTACGTCTTTATATCCTAATAGATTTATGAAATTATTAAGACCTTTATATGTTCCAATATATGGATATACTTGTTCTTTATTAACTAGAAGATTTTTACGTGCCATATTTAACTGAGTCCAGTCTGGATATGCTTCTTTAATATCATAGTCCTTTAGAATATTAGCATCTTCTTTATTAAATTTAATTCCAAAGTTTCTAGCCCATACTCCAAATCGTTCATCTTCTTCAACTCCTTCACCATAAAATGAGATCTCAGCGATCTTGGTTTTTTCATTAGTGTCTTGATCTAATATAAACATACATAACGTACGCTCATATTTAACTTCCTCAGTTGGATTAAATGCGATATTGATTTGTAAAGGTAATTTTATATCAATAGATGATCCTCCGGATGCCGGTATTAAATCATCATATGATACCTGAACTACGTCTTTTTTATTTATGAAGTAATTATTTAAATCGTAATCTTTTTCAACTTCATACATGATAAGTTCTTCCGTTATATCATTGTTTAGCCATTCAAATCTAATAGCAGTTCCTGGATCTATTACAGGAAATTTATAATCACCACTATCGTCCTCTAATATGAATAGATTTTCATTATCGTATATGAATGTCGATATTTCAGGGAAATAGATAATTCCTTCCCAACATGACTTATCTGTGTTCCAGTCAAGATTCATGTTTTTACCGAACTTATCAAAGAAATTAAGATTTTGAACTACCATGTATAAATGCTTCTGTTTATATTATTTATCATTAGATGCTGTAAATAGCTCCATCACCTGTAGTACTTAAGGAGATAAAATCTAATGGTTCATCGTCTTGTAATCCAGTTTTCTTATGTATTGCTTTCCACTGTTTTGCATATCCATTTTTACATACTTGAGTAAAATATGCGAATGCGTTAGGTATTTCTGCTTTTGCTGGGTCGAATCCTCTCCAGTACTTAAGACAGTCTAATAGAGCTGACTGAATACAGTCTTCTCTGTCTCTATAGTCTTCATAATACATTTTATTTACTGCTCTGTTTGCTAATGCTACAAAACATGATACTGCAAAGTTAGATAATTCATCTGTTCCTTTACATGCGATGATATCAGCTGTAAATTCTTTATTATTTACATAATGCTTGTCACCTCTTTTCTTTCTTGTTCTCGGTTGAGTTTCCATCCATATTGTATTATTTTTGATTAAGTATATTGTGTATCTTAACTACACCTAAATACGCATCAATCATATCCATAATAGGAGAGACAATGTCACCTTTATTTGTAGTCATCCAGTCTTCTTCTAAGACTGCTTTATGAAGGTCGGATCCTTTGACAGAATCTAAAAGTGGTTCTTCTTTAAATGCGTCGAATATATCTCCCTTCGGTGCATTGCCTTTACAGCCGATCGCATTTTTAAGTTCTCCTGGGCTAAAAACAAAGAATCGACTTACATCTCCGTTAAGAAAGGTGTCGACCAATTTATTTTTAATAATACCAGTAGCTTGAGCGATGTCGACTAAAGCATTACCTTTAGATCCGAATGAGATACCTTCGATAGATATAAGAAGGTCGTCTGTTTTATCAACTACATTTTCTAATTGAGAAATTAAAAGATTTGTAGCCTCTAAGTAATTGTGGAGTTTTATCCTTTCTGTAACATGATATTGTTCATCTTTGCGTCTTTTAGACTCAGTGTACGATATATGTATTGAAGGATATTTTAAAACAAGATCATCTAAATTAGATCTATGTTTCTTTGTAATATTAGAATTGACAATTGAAATCCATTGGTATTCTTTAAAATCAGTGCATATACATACACCAGGATAAAGAATTGAAAAGTCGATAGAAATTATTGTCATTCATAGTGGATGATTTTATAATAAGTTATACCTTAATATATAAATAAAGTTTCAACTATATCTATTATTTATTCTTTTTTTTAAAACCTTTTGAAATATCATAGTAGAAATAGGGTAGGAGGGTGGGATATTACTAAGTATATTCTTTATCTTTTCTTTATCCTTACTTTAGTATAAAGATTTACTATATAGTACATTAGATCGCGCATAGTGAGACACCCAAAAATTTCCCAATTGAAATTCGAAGGTTTTCTTAAGTATACTTGATTTATAAATTAAAAGATTGTCCATATACTGGACAATCAAAAGAAACATTCATCAATTTAATCCGAGATAGAGCCGATAAGGAACTGGAAGAGAAACTTAAAAATTTAAAGTAATGACAAACATCAGAGAAGACATCGATTACTTATTTAGTAAAATAAACTGGGGTTCTAGTTTTTTAGACGCTAAGGCAGTGGAAATAATGAATACTCTTAAAACTAGAATTGAAGAGGATAAAGCCAAACTACAAGCAGTTGTTGATGAAGTAATTAAAGTATGGGAAGAAGATGGAGAAGTTGATGAAAACGGAGGTGGGGAGATTCAGATGTGTACCCCAATTGCATGGCACCGAGTTCTTAGAAAAATAGATGAGTTATGAAAAAGAAAATCATAGCAAGATTAAAGGATGTAAGAAGTAGTCTAAGGGTACCATATTGTGGAACTTCATATTATAAGAAATTTGAGGATTATTTAGGGTATAATGAATTATAGCAATACCATAAGGAAAAACAATTAAATTCACTAAAACCAAACAAATGAAAAAAAGTAACATTGTATTAATTGTAATCGGAGCTTTATTACTCTTTGGAGGAATGAACGGATGTGCCCGATACAACGGAATGTCATACGCCGAAGAGGACGTAGACGAAGCATGGGGACAAGTTGAAAACGTTTATCAAAGACGTTCAGATTTAATCCCACAATTAGTTGCAACCACTCAAGGTTACATTAACCACGAAAACAAAACTCTAACTGATGTTATTGAAGCTAGAGCAAAAGCAACACAAATCACAATTGATCCTTCGAATTGTACAGCTGAACAATTAGCTGCATATTCAAATGCACAAGGAGATCTTACAAATGCTCTTGGAAAATTAATGATGATTACTGAAAATTATCCTGATCTAAAAGCAAATGATTTATTTCTTTCACTACAGGCCGATATATCTGGATCTGAAAATAGGATCACAGTTGAACGTCAAAAGTTTAATAAAGTCGTAAAAACCTATAATAAGAAATTACTTGGAGTATTAGGGAAATTCTGGTCTGGTCAATTCGGATTTGAAAAACGTGAATACTTCCAAATGAACGAAGGAGCAGACGTCGCACCAACTATTAAATTCGACTAATGAAAAATTTATTATTAATTGCTATTGTTTTTGTATCAACATTAACATTTGCTCAGGACAAACTACATTACCATAATTACGTAAACGATTTTGCTAATGTATTAAGTGATAAACAGGAGGCTGATCTAAATAAAAAGATATCAGATTTTGAAAAGTCAACTGAAATTCAAATAGCAGTTGTAACAGTTAAATCATTAAATAGTCGAGACGTCGAAGGATTTACCAACGATCTATTTAATCAATGGGGAATCGGAAGTAGCGAACGAAATGATGGATTAATGTTACTAGTTGCCCCAAACGAAAGAAAGTGGAGAACTGAAGTTGGATATGGACTAGAAAAATGGCTATCCGATGGTTATACTAAAGTAGAAGCAGAACATGTACTCCCAGAACACTTCAAAGAAAATGACTACTACGGCGGAATAGATCCACTAATAACTACATTCATAAATAAACTCGGGACTAACTCATGGGCTGAACGAGATCAGATAGCAGCCGATGAAAAAGCTGCCGCTGAAATTCAAGCAGCTAAGGATGCAGAATGGAGAGCACAAGCATGGTCGACTACTCTTGATGTATTAATGGTACTGGGACTTATTTTAACCATCGCAATAGTTATTGGATATTCAGTAAGACGTCATAAACGACTAATAAGAGAAGCTGAAGAACTTGCTTTTAAAATTAATGAAATTGATGAGTCTAATAAATCAAAGGTTGAGAATTTTAAAAATAGATTATCTAAACTAGTATCACTTGATAAAACTAGAGATTTTAGTGAAATGCATCGTACATTAAAACAAATTCAACTTACATTATTAACTAACGAACCATTAACGTTAGAAGCTGTTCAGAATATAAGAAGTATTATCAGTGACCAATGTGAGTATGAACTCTCAAAAATTTCTCAATATATCGATGAATACGAAAGATTAGATAAGATTACTAGATTTTCAAAAGCTAATATTTCAAAAGGAGACATTACATCAATTAATGCTGATATGGAAAAATTCATTGTGTATAACATGAATCATGAATATTCTATTCCATTCTATCGAGATTCTGTCCTTAAGTATTTATCTCTTGCTGAGAAACATGCAGAGGAAATAGATGCTAACTTGGAAATTTCTAAAATAAGACTACTTGATGCAGAATATGATGCATGTCAAACATCAATTGAGGCTGCAAGTAGAACATTGAGTAAGCATAAGAATCATCTATATGAGTTTGAAAGTGTTAAATCAAATATTCAAAGTGAATTTCCTAAGATTGCGGATCGAATCAAATCTATGAATTCCGCAATGAATCATTCAGATGTTGAATCATCAACTAAGTCGAAAGCTAAAAAGGCAGAAGAAGCAATCTTAAAATATTCTCCAGATTATTCAAAGGGAAATATATTAGTATCCGGTGCCCTATTAGTATCTCTTCTATATGCACTTACTAGTGCTAAAAATAGAGCAGAGCAAGACGTCCAAGACGTGGAAGACGAAAGACGTAGAAAGAAAAGAAAAAAGGAAGAGGAAGAAAGAAGAGCACGTCAACGTAGAAATTCATATTCATCGTCATCATATTCGTCAGGAAGTAGCTTCGGTGGAGGATCATCATTTGGAGGATTTGGAGGAGGATCTTCAGGAGGTGGAGGATCTTCAGGAAGTTGGTAAATTTTAATTGGATGTAAATATGTAGTATATTAAATATGTAACCAATTAAAACATCCAAAATGAAAAATTTAATTATTGCATCGATATTAATATTATTAACATCAAATATAACATACTCTCAGAATGTTGATTCTCTAATTGATGAAATAACATTAAATGAAATCAGTTCTAATTCAGGAATCTATCTAAAACATAAAAGTGGCGACAATGATTTATCTACAATAGGATTACTTGAATTAATATTTTCAGATAATACATCTAAATATAAATATGGTAAAATTAATCCAAGAATAGAATTATTAATAGTTCACAACATCCAAAATAATCTAGAATTACCATTCTGGAAATGGATTGAAGATAATGTAAACTCTGAAATATATAGTGATTCCACTAAATATAGAATAGTATATGAAGGATTTGGATATGGATCAGAAGATTTAAGAATATATGATATTAATACTGGGGAATGTATCAGATGGATATGTATTTGGTATGATAATTTTAATGATTCAAATGAATTTCAAAATATAGGAAGTATCAGTGATAATATAATATATGAGTAATCATTTAGATTACTCATATATTCATATCAATTATCCTTTATTCTGTATCATTATAGATTTAATATCTAATGAGCTTTTTATCTCCTCATTTGATCTAGCTGAATAATTCATTTTTTGTTTTTCATCGAGATCATTATTTACAAACTTACTTTCTATTGCCTTTGCTGTTAATTGTTTAATAACTACCTCATCATATTGACCTTCTACATAACTTAATTTGTTAACTAATAATTTAACAAAATCAATCATCGTATTTGGTATACTAGTAGACGATTGAACATTTGCAATTGCTGTATTTGCATCTTCACCTCTTAATGTAAAAACTACGAGCGTTTTTGCTCCAACTGTTCTAGATTTAACTGGACCGGTTACTAAATTCCCAATCGCAATATATCTTGGATTTTGAGTATTTTCTATACCCATTAATATGTTTCCAGTAAGAGATGTGTTATTTTTACCATGTACAAAATCTACCGCATTTACCGTGCGAGACTGTCCAGGTACTTCTTTATAAAACATTACAACCGCTTCATCTTTCCCTTTTTTCACATCATATAATACAGATGATCTACTTAATGCTTTCTGAGTAGGATATTGTTGCGATCCCATTAAGAATACTGCAATATTACCTGTTGCTGTTTTACTACCATCTTCCGCTTGCTCGTTAATTCTAGCAGACCATTCATTGAAATTATAAACATTTGACATGTGTCTTAGTATTTTTATTTATTTATTTAGAGATCAAATGTAAAAATTAATATAAGTGTAGTATAATTTCTGTATAAATTGAATTGATATGAAAGACTCATTAGGAGATAGAATGAAATCGCAGTATGAGGTACGTACAAAATATCTTCTTCCTAGAAGAACTTACACTATCATAAGATTAGACGGTAAAGCATTCCATACTTTTACAAGAGGAATGAAACGTCCATATGATCTAGATTTAATGTGGTGCATGGATCAAGCTGCCCAGAAATTATGTGAGAATGTTCAAGGAGTAAAACTTGCATATATTCAATCTGATGAAATCAGTTTATTATTAACTGATTTTGAAAAAACCTCAACTAGTGCATTTTTCGATGGATCAATTCAAAAGATTGCAAGTGTAGTTGCATCAATGTGTACTGCATATTTCAATGAAGCGATGAGAGATCGAAAATTAACTGAATCTATTGCATTTTTCGATGCTAGAGTATTTACAATTCCGGACCCTATTGAAGTTGAGAACTATTTTGTATGGAGACAAAATGATGCAGTTAGAAATTCTATTTCAATGACTGCTCAGTCTCTACATCCTCATATAGAATTACATGGTGTAAATACAAGTCAAATGCAAGACATGTGCATAGAGAAAGGAGTCAACTGGAATGATCTACCTGTAGGATTCAAAAGAGGTAGAATGTGTATCAAAGAACAATATGATATAGAAAATCCAGTTCATATGAAAGGAACTGATGTTGTATTTGATGGAGGCATTTCAACTAGAACTAGATGGGTAACAGATGGTGCAATTTGGATCACTAAAGATAGAGAAAAATTCTCGTCAATTATTCCTAAGATTGTATATGAATTGGAAACTGACGACGTAGTATGAGTATAGTAAGAATTTGTGCAGATCCTCACTTTGAACATGAAAACATGGCAAAAAAGAGAGGATTTATTTCAGCGGAAGAGCACGATGAGTATATCGTATCTAAGTGGAATAGTGTTGTTGGAAAACAAGATATCACCTATATATTAGGTGATATAACAATGGAAAAGATTTCAGGGTACCGATACTTAGATAGATTAAATGGCATTAAGCGTGTTATTGGTGGAAATCATGATATGCTTCGCCACTGTCACGAATTGCTAAAGCATGTAGAATCTATAGGTGGAATGATAAAGTACAAAGGGATCTTTCTAACACATGCTCCTATCCATCCACGTGAACTAAAGTACAGAATTCCATATAATATACATGGTCATATTCATGAATATAATTGTGAAACTCATGGATTGTTAGGACGATGGTTTAAGAAAAAAGATCCTAGATACATATGCGTATCAATGGAACAAATCGATTACACTCCTAAAACGATAGAAGAACTTATTCCAGGATGGGATGATAAAGAATTTAGAAACAAGTTCATTTGGGAACTTAAAAAGAAACGTAAAAGTGAGAGCAACTAAACGAGAGGAAGAGGCAATTCTTGAATGTTATCGTAGATTATTCAAGGCATCTACTCCATCAGGAGACTTCGATGAACTAGTGTCTAACGCTACATTAAATGAACGAGGAGAAAAAGATATCCCATTCATGGATTATGAAATAGAAGAGAAGGTCATGTCTAATATAATAAATGATATAGGAAATGAATTAAAAATAAAAGGATATAAGAAAAGAATGTTTGAAATAACAATACATCTTGGATGCTCACCTAAAATTAAACAACCATGGAATTTACTTATATTATAGCAATTAGTACAATATTTGCATTATCATTTGCACAGAATATTAGTTTCTCGATTGTTTCGAGATCTCGAAACAGAAATAATATGAAGTATCATTTGATCGCTTCATTCTTTTCAAACACAATATGGTTCCTTACATTTAGAGAACTTATTCTAGCGGATATGAGTTGGTCTCTGTTTATTCCATATGCAATTGGAACAATGATTGGATCTGTTACTGGAGCCAAGATATCAATGAGAATTGAAAAATGGTTAAGAGCTACTTCAGATGCACATGTTGTAAAGCATCCACCTGTTGGAATTCTAAGATGGAATGATGGACATTACGAAATACATGAAGGAAAAGATGTATGGTCAGAATTTAAAAACACAAATCGCTGCAGATGTACATGTGGCCTAAAACTATAAACAATGTCAACTAACTATTATAGAATACCGACTGTAAAGGAAATGAAACACCGAAAGGGAGTTTTACAAGAACGAGTAGAGGACATCGACATGAGAGCAAACATGGTAGAAAATGGATTTAGAAACATAGACGACCCTGATACAACTAATGAATGGGACTCTAAAATATCTCCATGGGATGAATTCATAAATAAGACAAATATTCATGTCGGTAAACGAAGTTCCGGATGGGTGTTTTGTTGGAATTTCAATGATGATAAATTCTACAAAAATAAAGAGGAGCTTCTTGAATTCATAAGATCCGGTAGGATAGTCAATGAATATGGAGATGAAATAGAAGTAGAAGAATTTATTACAATGGCTCTAGAATGGGGACAACCTGATGGATATCATGTAGGTGAGAAATACTACAAAGAACAATACGATAAAAAAGGTAAGGAACGTCCATGGTCGGCTAGACCTGAATATGAAGATAGATTAGTTGATGGACTTAGAGTATCTTCGTCTAGTGAATTCTGTTAACATTGGAATAATAGAACAAGAATTTAGATAAATAATAAGAAATATCTAAATATGAAAACATTATGTCCAATATGTAAAAAGGAATATAGCTATATAAATTCTAGGCACGCAAAAAATCATAATACTACAATTGAAGAATTAAAAAAGTTAGATCCTAATATTAGAACATCTCCAACTCAAGGTATGAGATTCACAGATGAAACTAGAAAAAAAATGTCAATAAAATCTGACAAGTACTATGAATCTATTTCAAAACAAGATAGGTCTGGTGTAAATAACTCATTCTATGGTAAGAAACATAGTATTGAATCTAAGGCTAAAATTGGAAGAGATATACATGGAGAAAATAATCCATTCTATGGTAAGAGACATAGAATTGAATCTAAAAACAAAATGAGTAATACGCGAGCATCTAAAATGTCAACTGGTGAAATTCAATCTTGGCACCACAATAATGGCACTCATATAAGTATTAAGTCAAATAACGAGGAGTCATATGATTCTAAACTTGAACTATTTAGAATGATTCAAATGGATAATGACCCATATATAATAAAATGGACAAAAAACCATAATATTAAAATAGAGTATAAAATTGATAATATAATTAAGAACTATGTACCTGATTTCATTGTTGAATATACAGACGGTTCAATATATATTGAAGAAGTTAAAGGGTGGGATATCAATGCTAATAGTAAATTTGATGCGCTAGTACAATATTGTAAAACTAGTAAGTTTAAATATAAATGGCATCAACAAGATGCTTCTATTTTTTCTAATTATAGAAAATGGTTAAAAACGTTAAAATAAAAATATGAAAAATAAAAATATAAATGTCGGGTGCATAGGTCAAGGTTTCGTAGGAACAGCAGTAATGACTGAATTAAGTAAAACGTTCCCAGTTTATGCATACGACAAGGATTCAACTAAATCTATAATAACAGATCAATCTCTAGATCAGGATCCATTAACAATGGCAATATTAGTTGAGAATTGCGAGGTTATATTTGTATGTGTTCCAACTCCAATGTTTGAAGACGGAGAATGCGATCTTAGAATCGTAGAGTCAGTCATTGAAGACATAGCAAAGGAAGCAGAATTCCAAAACAAGAAAGTAATCACGATTATAAAATCAACTGTTCCACCTGGAACTACTGAAACATTAAACGGATTATCTCCATTAGTTGGAGTAACATTCAGCCCTGAATTCCTAACTGAAGCAAATGCTATTTCGGATTTTGAGAATCAAACTCGCGTTGTTCTTGGAATAGACTATTTAGAATATGTAGAACCAATCCGAGAAATATTTCAATATGGACTTCCGAATGCTGAATTAATAATCATCAATTCAAAGGAAGCTGAAATGACTAAATATGCTACAAATTTATTTCTAGCAACTAAAGTTAGTTTCTTCAATGATATCTATTCTTTATGTGAGAAATTAGATATTAAATATGATGATGTTATTGAAGCTACAATGCATGATCCAAGAATCGGAAAATCGCACTATAGTGTACCCGGTCCAGATGGAGATAGAGGATTTGGAGGACACTGTTTTCCAAAAGACATTAATGCAATTTTACACATCGCACAAAAAATGGGACTAGGACTTCCAACTATTACCGGAGCCCACGTTACAAACATGATTGTTCGTCAAAATAAAGACTGGGAGAAAATGGAAGGACGAGCTGTTTCAAATAGACCAGAATTAGAAAACACACCAGATTAATATGGCAACTATTTATACATTAGCACTACATGAAGAATTAGAACTTGACCGCTATAATAAAGTCAAGCGTGTTCCTGGTGGATGGCTATATAAATCATTCATTGGAACTGAAAAAGATAACTATACCCCAATTGGTGTAGAATTCGTTCCTTACACTACTGAATTCGCAGTCGAGGGATGTACTGATATTATGGCAAATAATTATAATCCAAATGTCGATTTAGATGATGGGTCATGTACGTTTGATATAATCACTTAAAAATAAAATAAAATAATGTATACACAAGACGAACTAAAAGGAATGCTATTCTTTGATTTAGAAACAGCATCAGAATACGAAAACCTAGACTCATTAGAAACAGCCAAACCTAGAATGGCTAAATTGTGGTCTAAACGATGTGACTATTTAAGAAGTAGATGGCCAGAAGATAATGGAGAAAAATCAGATTGCGAATTATATGATGACAAGGCTGCGTTATCTCCTGAATTTAACAGAATTGTATGCGCTTCATTTGGAAGACTTTCATTTGAAGGACTTGAACCGTCAATGGTTCTTAAGTCATACTATGGAAATGATGAAATTGCAGTACTTGAAGGTATTGACAATGTTGCAAGAAAATTTGATAAATTCAAAATGACTGGACATAACATCAAGAGATTTGACGTTCCAGTTATGTGCAAGCGACTATTAATAAATGGATTTAAACTTCCACCATACTTAATGGTACATGATAAAAAACCTTGGGAAATGCCATTCATTGATACATCTGATGTATGGGGATTTGGAGCATGGCAAGAAGGAACCGCTTCTCTTGAATTAGTAATGACCGCACTAGGTTTAGACTCTCCAAAGGACGATATTCGAGGAGAAGAAGTCAGTGGAGTATTCTGGAACAATCAAGAATATGCACGAATTGCTAAGTATTGCGAAAAAGACGTATTTGCATTAGCTCAGGCTCTATTAAAAATGTCAGGACTTAACCAACTAGATGGGTTTGAAAGTCAAATTGTATAATATGAGACAAATCGGAAGAACATCAAGAATTGCAACATATACGGCGGATCAATTACTTAGCGTAGGTGAATGTATAGTAACTGATCATACAACGTTTGAGTATTCAGGAAGTAATAATGACTCATCACTTAAGTTATTAAAAGATAAAGTTAAGCTTCTAGTAGAGGCTCAATCATATGGATCTAAAACATGTAAGGGTACAATTAAAGAAGTAAAGGGATCAAATGAAAAAGTAATACATTTTAAAATAAAATCCAATGTAGATGATTGATAAATTAGATTACTTCAAGGATCCAAATTTTAAGTTCGATCCTGATGCACATCAATATACATACATCAATCCAGAAACAGGGAAACCGGTTCAACTATTTGAATCGGTTTCTGGTTTTATAAGTCAGTTTAAAAAACCATTTGATTCTCATAGGATAGCAGGATATGTTGCTAAATCTAGACAGACAACACGTGAAGCCATTCTCGAAGAATGGGCAGCGACTGCAAAAGAAGGAACTGACCTAGGTACATTCGTTCATGAATGGATCGAAGACTATTATAATGGAAAGGAACCATTTTATCCAGAACTCGATTTTGTTGGAGCAATGGGAGATCATGATCCAATGGGAACATGGGAAGAAAGAATATATGATAGAATTCAAAAATTTAAACAGATCCACGCGGAACGTCTCTATAAATTAGAAGCAAAACATCAAGAGCTTAGAATATTTTCTCGTAAATGGGGAATTGCTGGAACACTAGATGTATTATTTTATTTAGATCCGTATTTCTATGTAGGAGATTGGAAGACCAATAAAAAATTTACGGATGATGATCATAAAGACGGGCGTCGACAAAAACTACTTTATCCATTTGAAGATTTATGGGATAATAATCTAAATGGATATTCAATCCAAATCAGTATGTATCGACTAATGTTAGAAGAACATGGGTTTGGAACTAAAGGTGGATTCCTCGTATGGATAGGACCAGATAAACCGAAATTATACAAAACATTAGATTTAAGAGATAGATTACGAGAATTCCTTGAGAAAAATAATTTCGTAATGTAAAACTTTTATCCATAACGCTTGTATAATAAACTAAATAATTATAAATATGAATCCAAGACAAATATCATTTAGCAGCGAATCACGTAACAAACTTAAGGAAGGGGTTGATGCATTAGCTAACGCAGTAAAAGTAACACTAGGACCTAAGGGTCGTAATGTTGTTCTGGGTAGAGCTAATCAATATGCTATCACTAAAGATGGAGTAAGTGTTGCAAGAGAGGTATTCTTAAAGGATCCAGTTGCGAACTTAGGAGCCCAAATGGTTAAAACCGTTGCCTCCAACGTAGCCATTGAAGCGGGTGATGGAACTACAACAGCTACTGTATTGGCTCAATCTATATTGACCGAGGGGATCAAGATGATTGAAGCAGGATTTGATCCAATGGATATCAAATTAGGAATCGATAAAGCACTTGAACAAATCAAGACGAGTTTAGAGAAAAACAGTATTAAAATTACAAGTAACGCGCAAATTGAGCAAGTTGCTACTATTTCAGCAAATGGAGATAAGACGATTGGATCAATTATTGCAAAAGCAATGGATGCAGTTGGAAATGATGGAGTAATAACCATTGACAATTCCCCAAACCATGAAACTTATCTAGAGTTAATGACAGGTATGTCATTTGCAAGTGGATATTTATCACCTTACTTTATTAACAATCTAAGTAAAATGGAAGTTAATTTAGATAAACCATTAATATTTATATATGATGGTAAAATCAAAGGACTAAAGGGACTAATTCACGTACTTGAATTATCTAATACTAAGAAGAGACCATTGATGATTATATCTAGTGGAATGGAGGGAGATGCTCTTCAGGCATTAGTAATGAATAAATCAAACGGAATTCTAGATGTATGCGCAGTGAGAGCACCAGGTCATGGAAAATCAAAATCTGATCAATTGAAAGATATCGCAGCAGTTATTGGAGCCGGAGTTTTATCTGAGCTTGACGGACATGATATTGCAAATATTGATCCTACTAAAGTTGCTAACATCATGGGATCTGCAGATAGAATCATTGTATCTGAGAAATCAACAACTGTTATCAACGGCGGAGGATCTCAAGAAGCAATTGATGCTAGAATTGAAGAAATTAAAGCTCAGATTTCTGCTCATACTGATGAATCTGAAATCTTACTTTTAAAGGAGAGATTAGCTAAATTAGAAGGTGGAATTGCGATTTTAAGAATCGGAGCATACACTGATATTGAATTAAAAGAAAAAAGAGATAGAGTTGATGATGCACTTGCTGCAACTAAAGCCGCGGTAGATGGTGGGATTCTTCCAGGCGGAGGAATTGCACTACTAAGGGCGTCTATGGAGATTAATAACAACAAAGATGCGTTTGGAGACGAAAACATTGGAGTTGGTATTCTAGTTAAAGCATGTAGAGCACCATTCGACACAATTCTTAAAAATGCTGGTATTAACGCTGATGTTATTGCCAAAGATCTTACGGATGAGTATACCAATGGCTATGACTCCCGAACTAGAACATATGTGAATATGATCGATGCGGGTATTATTGATCCGGCCAAGGTTACAAGATCGGCCATTGAAAATGCTGCATCTGTATCTGGTTTATTAATTACTACCGAATGTGTATTAATTGAAGAACCTACTGTTAAGGAAGCATAATCTTCTTTACCTTTTCTCAAAACAAAGCCCTCATTAGAGGGCTTTTGTGTTTAAATAAATAAGAATAAAGAGTGGCATCAATCTTAGATCAACTTATAAATGAAATAGCTGTAATAACCGGACTGTCAATTGATGAAGTTAATAGTAATTTTACAGAAGAACAACTTAATCAATTATTAAAGGCATCTCAATGCGATGGAGTTTCATCTATTGTTCCGTTCGTCTCGAATTTAGAAGACATATCATGTCGTGATAATGGATCACCAGCTGATAGTATAGATCAGTCTCCAATTACAGTTCAAGATAATACAAAGGAAATATTCAGTGGAGAAGAATGTTTAGAATCAGTAGCCGAGGTAAATGCTGAAATCAAAGAGAAACTAGATAAACACACTGCTCACAATATATTATTTACAAGACTAGAGGAATTCAAGGAGAATATAACGCCTTTGGAATATTACTATGCTGAGAGATCTAGTAGAATGGCAGTAATACTCGGAGAATTTCAACCTATACTTGCTGAACTTAAGAGACTACGAGACCGTATAGATTATCACAATAAAGTATTAATTCCTAATCAACAATCTCGTATAGATTATCAACACTCACTTACTGTTACTAATAATGAAGTAATAACTGCAGCTAAGAATGAAATCGAAAGGATTAATGGTATAATATCAGAAGATAAAACTAAATTTGATAATCAAGAACAATTAAGATCCACGACTGAGGCTAAATACCCATTGATGACAAATGGAACAATTAATGGATATGCTAATATATCAGATCCTGACGTTTCTCAAAGAGCAGCTTTGGTATATGAAATTGAAACAGCAATATCCAGTTCTAAAATACGATCAATAAACGAAAATTTAAAAAGATACTCAGAATACATTAGATTAGACATTAAGACACCAGTTGGTCCATATACTGATGTTATATCAAATCCACTAGTTGGATTCGAGATAAAATTTCAAGAATTATTTGTTATGCAAATTGACAAAGAAAAATTCGATGTTAATACTGGAGATAAATCAATATATAAAGAAGATTATCTAATTAAAAATAGCCCATTACTGTTTAAACATAGTTTCTTTAATGACGGGCCAGGTTATAATATATCAAACATTGCTGCTAATGCAAACTTTACATCACAAGGCTCATTATACACAGGATATTATAATAAACTACAAGATCCAATTAATAACTTTTTTACATTAGAAGAGCGAGGTTTATCGTCAGATATTAAATTACTTGATCCTATATTAGAAGGACAAAGCGTTCAAACTAAAAAAGAAGCTGGTGAAACTTATTTTATAAGTGATTTAGATCGTCTTCAAAATTTCTATAAAGAATTCGATGAAGGATTCAAAGCTAGAAGTAAACAAATACGATCAGATATTGTAAAAAGAGAATTAGCTTCTGTGAAGGGTGAACTTGAATTAATAGCAAGATATGATGTTGAGTTGTTACTATCAATTGGTAGAGTAAATTTATTCAATAAATCAGGAAATATGACTGTTATAAATCCCGATGGGAGTACTAAAACCGTTGGTACTGGGATGTATGATGGATCTCAAACTGCAATCCAATCCATTAATAATGCAAATTTAGTTTTTACTCAAAGGATTGCAGAATTAGATGAAGAAATAAATCGAATAGAAGTCATACTAGAGGATTTACCAACTGCTGAGAAAATAAAAGCATTACTTAAACAGAAGAGTGAAAAGTGTTTTGGAAATATTCCACCAGAAGAAGACGCATGTTCTGATGTAAAAGACATATTAGGAAGTGATCCATTTTTTGAAAGCCTAAGTGGAATAGATCCAACTCTCCCTAATTTTAGTCAATTATGTTACTGGAAGGAATTTGCAAAACTTGCAACTATACAGGGTCTATTACCAATAGCAAATAATCCAACTACTTTTAGATATTGGCCAGTTGGATTAGTTATACCGACTCCTGCTACTCTAATTAAGATACCATTACCACAGATATGGATTCCACTTATCGCGATATCTACTCCATTAGGAGTTGTCGTAACATTTTTAAATGTGAACGGTGTATTCATATCCCCTGTAGTATTTTTCTTATCTGCATCTGGATATAAGCAACATTTGATTACGGTAAGAGGATCATCTAAAAAGTTTGGGTCTGATAGCGATGATGAATTAATAAAGCCATTAATTCAAATACCATTATCTGTTCAATCAAAATTGGATATGATTAAAGTTCCAACACTAGATCCAAATAAATTATTAAACACTAAGGAATCTAGTAGAATTTCTATATTACAACAGAAATTAAATGACGCAATTGCGGATGGAGATTCAGTTAGAATACATAAAGCTAAAAAGGAAATATCTAACATTAAAAAACACGCAGTAGATAAACATAAGCCTGAATCTACTAAAATGGCAGAAGCTGCTGATAAAGGAGAAACCGCAATTGATATGGTTGAAAACATCAAAAAGAAGCTATTTAAGACAATGGATGATCTTGGAAAACCACAGACTAATAGAATTAATAAACTTAAGGAACTAGCATATACTAGAATTGCTGATCTCAAACGGGAAAAACTAGTTGCAATGGAAAATGGAGAGTCAGCAAAAGTTAAAGAAATAAATGAGAATCTTAAATCTGATGGACTTAATATAGATGACAAAATATTTGCATATATAAATGATTTACTAGATTATTTCGATAAAATAACTTTTCCAACTGAATTACTTCCAAAGGAAACTGATAAATTGGATCCTAAACCGGATGCTACTGATGCAGGTAAAGACAAAGCTATTGAATTATCAAGTAGCAATGATAAAGAGTTCGTATCGAACCAGGCAGCTACTGTTAAAAATATGTTTAGTGTTAATATCGCAAAATATAAAGCTGAAATAGAGGCAGCAATTCCATCCAGTAATATAAACATAAGTGAAAATATTGATCAGATAAGAGAGCATATGAAAATAGCTCTCGATAAATTAGCTGATAAAGTAAAGGGCAAAGGCGGAGTCCCAACTGATGCTAGTGTCGCTGGAGGAAAACTTAGAGCAGCTAAGGATAAAGTAGACGCATCAAAGGATAAAAGTATTGATAAACGAAACGAAGCGAATAAGAAATTAAATGATACACAGAGTGAATTAAGTAAAAAAATGGATTCGGATAGAGTTAAACAAACTTTATCAATGACTCCTGCTATTATATCGTCTCTTGCCGGAGCAAATATATCAATTGATCCATTTGCTAAATGTTGTCCAAGAGAAACATTCTCATTAGGTTTTCCATTCCCTCCATTGGTTGCTGCTGCAATCGATACTGCAACTGCACTAGTTAAGGATATTATTTCAAATATGCCAGAATCTCAATTACGAGGAATATTCGGAGGAAAATCAAATATTTACCAAAGGGATATTAGACTTGGACTATTGAACATTATAAAGTTATCAGTTCCAGATACAATATCAATCCCTAAGCCGTCATTAAACTTAAAGGCTGGAATTGATATGTTTAGTGGAATACTTGGAGCTTTATCGATGCCACAGGCTAATTTTCCTTCTATTTTAGGAAATCAACAACTTAAGAAACAAACTTCTTTAAATTTATCAATAGTTAAATCAATTATTAGAAAGGGATTAGAAGAATATTTACAAAATAATATATTGTCTAAAAATTCTCAAAATCTAGACACTGATTTTATATACGCTAGTCAGAATGATATTAAAGCATTCATGAAGAAATTCATAGAATCTATGTCAGACACAATTATTGATGTACTTAAACCCTATTATGCAGTTATAAATTCTCCACTAATTAAAACGGCAAAGGGTTTAAATCTTAACGTATTAGAAAACACAGTATTCAATTTCCCTCCGTTTGGACCGGTTGCTAAATCACTATTCATAGCGAAGGGACAATTAAAATTCTCAATTACTAAATCAAAATCTCAATTTGTAATAAACGAGGATGCAATAAAAGTTGCATCAACTACTTTAAAGTCTGCACTTCTTCCTATTGTAAATAATCCAGTCGCTGGACTAATGGTCGCTGGAGCAGGAGTAGCAAATTCACTAGATACAATTAAAGCAATTCACCCAATTTTAAGCGCAGATGATATACCACCATGGGAAAGACTAACTTTGAAAAATATACTGTTTTTAGTGTTTCTAGATGAGTTTATAAAAACTGGAGCAGATCAAGTAGGATTTTTTAGATCATATTTGTAAAAAAAATGAAAACTAAAGAATTTCACGACGGTATAATTTTATATAAAAAATAATAATATGGATAACAATCAAAATAACACAGCTGACGTAGAAGATATCTTTGCAAACACAGGTAAATATAATACTCGTGTAAAGGTAACTGCTGAAGATGCTAACGCCAATATAAAAATATATTGTCAAGCGCCATATGCTCAAGAGCTATATGATAAAATGAAAGCATATGAGTTAGCAACTTGTTCAAGTCTACATGCCTGTAAAGATCTAACGATTGGAAACATATATGATGTTAAAGCTAATCAAATATCATTTGATGAGAAACATATCAAAGCATCTGAAGTAAATTCATCAGTTGAAATTTTAATACCATTCAATGAATACGCTTCATCAATCGATGATCTAGCAAAAGGAGACAACACCAACTTTAACGTTATGATAGTTAAAACAGATAGAAGTGGAAGTTATGTTGGATCTCAAAAGAGATGTATATCCATTAACTATACAAAAGAATTAGATTCTCACTTTTCTAATAAAACATGGTTCGAAGTTAAAATCAAGAAATTAATCAAGGGAGGATATGTCGCAATGTACAAAGATACAGTCGAATGTTTTATCCCAGGTTCACACGCTGGTGCTAATGTAATTAGAGATTTCTCTAAATTATTAGGATCAACCATAAACGTAATGGTTGATAATTACGATAAATCAAATGATCTATTCATCTTATCATATAAGAAATATATTCAAAAATCAATGCCACTTATGGTTTCTGAATTAAAATTCGGAAGTAAATATACTGGAACATTAACTAACAGGCCTCTGCAGTTCGGAGTATTCGTAGAGATTGATGGATATTATACTGGATTAATACACTCATCTGAATTTGAAAACTATGATGAAATATCATCAACTTTAAAAGCCGGAGATGAGATCGATGTATATATCAAAAACGTTACTAAGACAGGTACTCAATATCGTATTGTATTAACGCTTGATCCAGACACAATTGATTCTGAAAAGAGAAGATGGGATGATCTAAGATCTAGAACAGAAGGAAAAACTTTTCAATATGAAGTTGATTCATCTAATAATTCAATAAGTATTTATATTGACGGAGAATCATATAACGTAACGATGCGAAGAACGGATCTTGAAAGAAATTTAAGTGATTATCCGATGGTAAAAGTTTCAAAAGTTGATCCAATCAACAAAAATCTAAAGTTCGAATTTGTAGAGTCTGAATAATTTTATTTTACGATATAAATAAATTTGAACATGAAACTTTAACTAACAAACTTCACATACAATAACATAAATTAAGGACATATCTGCCGGCGACAGCTCAGTCTCGTAAAAACCGTAAAACACAATAACAAATATGAAAATCTTAAGAATAAGAGATGTAAAAATGCCAGTTAGGGGAACTGAAGGTTCTGCTGGAATTGATTTGTTCGTTCCTAACGACCAATCTGCAATAGTTCTAGAACCTGGACAATCTGCCTTTATACCAGCTGGTATAAAGGCAAGAGTTCCTCATGGATATGCATTAGTTGCAATGAATAAATCTGGAATAGCAGCAAAGAAAAGTTTAATGGTTGGAGCATGTGTAATCGATGAAGATTATACTGGTGAAATCCATATAGACCTTAAAAACGTGGGAGATGTATCACAGGGAATAAATCCAGGTGACAAAATAGTTCAAGTATTATGCTTACCTGTAAATTACGTTGAAGTTGAAGAGGCAGATTCTGAGGATGAAATGTTTGGAGATTTAGTAACTAAACGCGGATCCGGCGGATTCGGATCTACTGGAACAAAATAAAAAAAATGAGTACAACAATGGAAGCTACGCTTAACGCTAAAAAAGAATTAAAAATTTATACGAGAGAAGATGCAGTCGCTGCATCTATAAAATATTTCAAAGGAGATACATTAGCTGCTGATGTATGGGTTAATAAGTATGCTCTTAAAGATTCATACGGAAATATCTACGAATCTACACCAGATGATATGCATGTAAGAATCGCATCCGAGATATCTAGAATTGAACATAAATATGATAATCCAATGTCATACGAGCTCATCCTATCACTTATAAAAGATTTCAAGTATATTATACCACAGGGATCTCCAATGAGTGGTATAGGGAATGATTTCCAAACTGTATCACTTTCAAATTGTTTCGTAATCGGACATAATAGTCCTTCTGATTCTTACGGAGCAATTATGAATACTGACCAAGAACAGGTTCAGTTAATGAAACGTAGAGGTGGAGTCGGTCATACACTTGAAGCAATAAGACCAAAGGGAAGTAGAGTTAATAACTCAGCATTGACTTCTACCGGTGTTGTTCCTTTCATGGAACGATATTCAAATTCAACTAGAGAAGTTGCACAAGACGGAAGAAGAGGAGCACTTATGCTTTCAATGTCAATAAAGCATCCTGACTCTGAGGCATTCATTGATGCTAAATTAGATGGAACTAAAGTTACTGGAGCAAATATATCAATAAAAGCACATGATGATTTCATGAGAGCTGTTACTGGAGACGGTAAGTATACACAACAATGGCCAGTATATTCAGATACTCCATCGGTTACTAAAGAAGTAGATGCACATAGAATCTGGAATAAAATTATAGCAAATAACTGGAAAGCAGCAGAACCTGGTGTTTTATTCTGGGATCAAATTATTCGAGAATCTTTACCTGATCGATATGCTGATCTAGGATATAAAACTGTTTCTACTAATCCATGTGGAGAAATTCCACTATGCCCAGATGATTCATGTAGATTATTAGCGGTGAACTTATTATCATATGTTGAAAATCCGTTTACTAAAAATGCAACATTCAACTTTGAATTATTTAAAGAGCATGCAAAATATGCTTTAAGAATGATGGATGACATCGTTGATTTAGAAGTAGAAAAAATTAATGGAATACTTTCTAAATTAAAACAGGATCCTGAAGCTCAAATAACTAAGAGAGTTGAGATTGAATTATGGACTAGAATCCAAAAGAAATGTAAGGAAGGTAGAAGAACCGGAGTAGGAATTACTGCAGAAGGAGATATGTTAGCTGCGTTAGGATTAACATACGGAACGCCAAATGCTACTAAATTCGCAGAGAACGTACATAAAGTATATGCATTAGAAGTATTTAGATCTTCTAATATTCTTGCAAGAGAACGTGGAGCATTTAATATATGGGATCCGGCAAGAGAACAAGATCATCCTTTCTTAAATAGAATCAAAGAAGCAGATCGTGAATTATATGCTGATTTAATGAAATATGGTAGACGTAACATCGCTCTACTTACAATTGCTCCAACTGGAACTGTTTCACTAATGGCTCAAACGTCTTCTGGAATTGAACCTGCATTTATGGTATCTTACAGAAGACGTAAGAAAGTAAATCCAAATGATGTAAATTCAAACGCCGTATTTATTGATGAGGTTGGAGATCACTGGGAAGAATATAACGTATTTCACCATGCATTTAAAACATGGATTGAAATTGAAGGATTCAAATATTTACCAGATAGTAATAATATGACTATCGATACTAAAATATTAGAAGCCTTAAGCGATGAAACTATAAATATGTTGATAGAAAAATCACCATATCATAAAGCGATGGCAAATGATGTTGATTGGGTAGAGAAAGTTAAGATGCAAGGAGCTATTCAGAAATGGGTAGATCATTCTATCTCAGTAACTGTAAATCTTCCTGAGGATGTAGATGAATCATTAGTAAATGATGTATATATCACTGCTTGGAAACATGGATGTAAAGGATGTACGATATATAGAGACGGATCAAGATCTGGAGTTCTAATTTCTAAAGAAGAAAAAGAACAAACTGATTTATTTAAAGAATCACACGCTCCTAAGAGACCAAAATCAATAGACACATCTGTTCTAACCTTTATGAATAAGGGAGAAAAGTGGATTGGATTTGTTGGAGAACTTGATGGAAAACCTTACGAGATATTCACCGGTAATAATGATAACTTTCCAATTCCATCATATGTTGAGACTGGGACAATTAAAAGAACAAAAGGAAAAGACGGCAAGTCTAATTACGACTTTATATACTCTGATAAAAACGGAAACGATATAAGAATTCCTAGTTTAAATCACGCATTTGATGATAAATATCATGATATGGCTAAAACTATATCTGCAATATTAAGACATGGGATGCCTCTTCCGTATGTGATTGATTTACTTGACAGTTTAAATCTAGATGGAGAATTCATTAGTACTTGGAAATCAGGAGTTAAACGAATGATCAAAAAGTATATCAAAGATGGAACAGTTCAATCTGGTAAAACATGCGATGAATGTGGATCTGAATCTCTTGAATACAAGGAAGGATGTTTAACATGTATGAGTTGTGGAAATTCAAAATGTGGATAACATGAGACGTGACGATTGGATAACATTACTCTACTATAAAGAGTTTATTTGGAAATGTAAATAATAGAAAGCCCTCAAATCGAGGGCTTTCTTATGATAAATAATAAAAAAGAATTTAAGATGCCAAAGAACTTAAAACACTTAAAATACTTTTCTAATTATATTGCGGAACAAGACATGGGAGAAATGCAAGTCGATGGAGCGCAGCAAGCTGCTGCACCGGTTGAACCAATATATTCTGTACTATTTATAGAAGAAGGAGGAAAGGGAACAGATTACACATATCCTGACGGAAGTACTTCTAAGCGCTATGCAACATATGTAATACGAAAAGAAAATCTTGAAAAATGGATAGATAAGGCAGTTAGCACTGATTCTACTAAATTATCTAAGAACGCAATAGATGTAAAACGAATAGCTATATTTGATTATATCGCAGGTATCAAAGACTCAGTTACTCCAGATGATAAAGAATTCATAGAAAAATTCAAGCATGCAATTACTACAGGTATGGAAGGAAAACGAACTCAGGACACCGAGGTTATATTTTCACCCGGTGATAAAGTACCAATGACTGACTCAGTTGAAGTAACATTCATAAACACTAAATAATGTTAAGGGGATTTAATGACTATATAAATGAAAGTAGTGAAATCGACATTCCAAGCGTTGGATATGCCGCAGATGCTATATATGTCATTAAAAATGCTGAACCATCAGATGACTCATATATTGAGATACGTGAACTTGAATATAAAGATGATAATTCATTTGATCTAGTAATTCAAGTAAAGAAGACCGATTTCCCTGATTTTAATACAGATTCTCATTTTAAGGAACTTCAATGGGAAGAAATAAACTTTAAAAAATATGGGTTTGCACTAGATGCAAACACTCATATTAATAAAACAGATTTAATAATTCCTGAAATAATATTGACACTCATAATTAATCCTAATAGAGAGCCTGAATTATATAAAGAATTAGAATTTAAATTGACTGATATAATTGCCCACGAGGTAAATCACACAGATCAAATCGGATGGAATAGAGATCCATTCAATGTTAGACCTAGTTCAGGAACTGATAGATCAGGCGCAAACACGAGTTACAAATACTTCATGTTACCTGATGAAATAGAATCAATGGTTATAGGAATGTACGAAAGAAGTAAGGTAGAGGGATCTAATCTAGATGATCTATTTGACAAATATTTAATGCCATTCGTAACAGATGGTAAATTATCAAAATCTGAATATGAAGAAGTATTCAGTGTATGGTTAACACATGCCCTAGAGAATTATCCAGATGCATTAATAGACACAAACAATCCCGTAGTGAACAAAATAGTTGATTCTATTTAAAACCAATATTTATTCCCTAGTATAATATACTAAAATATAATAAATATGAATAGTTTTGAACAATTTAAAGCAACAGTAGAAGCAGCTAAAGTTTCAGTATTTGGCGATATCGATAATCAGATAGCTGAAATGGAAGCAAATGGTGACGTAGATAAGTTCTACGACAAAGGCGTAAAATCTGCTGGAGGACGTTTAAGAAAAGGTCTTCAAGAGATCAGAAAAGCGATCCACAATCCAACAAACGCTAAGACAATGGCAACTATCAAAGATAGTGCAAGAGATCTTAGAGAAGAAATATCTGGAAAGTAATCCAGACTTAACAGAATAAACAAAAGGACAGCTCCAAAGTTGTCCTTTTTTACAAAATTGTGAAACTTATACCAACAAATAAGTATAATATCTATAATAAAATACAATAAAAATAATAATTAATTATGAGTGACTTTTTTGATTTACCAGATGACAACTTTAAACCTAAAGCGACATCGTACGAACGAAAGACGGATGAGAACATTTACAATCCTGATCCAAATGCATTTAATGGAAAATATCAATCTGTTTTCAGATTTTTACCGTACATTAGCGATAAAACTAAGAGCAAGTATACGAAGTACTCTGCCAAGTTTTATAACCCACTAACAAAAGAAGCAGTTTTTGTAGATTGCCCATCTAATGTTGGACAGCCTTCTATCCTTTGGGATATCGAAAGCGTAATCAGAGGCTTTGAAAAAGAGGAACCAGAATTACACAAAAAATTAAAAGACGCTTTCTCTAGATGGCACACGAATATGTCGCCAGTCTATATTAAGAAAGATCCACAGCGTCCAGAATTGGAAGGAACTATTAAGTTCTTCAAGTTCTCATCTCAAATTAATCAACTTATTGAAGGACAAATTAGTCCAGAAGAAAGTGATTTAATTGAAACGGCAGCATCAGTAAATCCTTATCACCTTTTACAAGGAAAAGATTTCTTATGTGTAGTTGGTAAGAAGACTAAAGTCTTTAGAGATTGGACAAAATGTAAATTCATGGATGATATCACACCTTTCGTATTTAAGATCGGAGATACTTCTGTCGTTACAGAAAATTCTGAGAAATCAGTTAAGTTAGTACAAGAGTTCTTGAAAAAGAATACTCCAGTATTAGATGATTATTTACACAGAGAATGGACAGATGATCAATTCAATAAAGTTGTTGAAAACATCGTATCTTTAATTCAACCACGCCCAGTATTAGATCAGGTACTTGAAAGAACTAAAGATGAAAAGATGAAAAATGCAATTCTTGCAAAATTATCTGTATCACCTGTAGTATCTTCACCTTCTGCTGATATAATTGATGAACCTATTGAGTTTGAATCAAAATCAGAAGGGTCTATTGAATCTCCATTGGAGCCAGTAGCAAAATATAATGCATCTAGTGAGAAAGATGAGTACGACTCACTATTTGAAGAAATGTAATAATAAAAATAATCATTTAATTATGAAAACAAAAAAAGACAAAGTAGTAGAAACTGCTACTGAAAAAGCAGCTTCGGTTGCACCGGCTACAGAAGCTGAAGCACAAAAGAATGTTTTATTAGGAACTATTTCCTATACAAACGACGAAGATTACGAGAACTTTTTGTCTAAATTAGACATCAATCAAGCGATGTTCGTTCTTATTGCGTCTGCTAACTACGCTCAAGCTAAAGGTTTATATAACCTAGATGAGTCTGAATTAGTTGCAAAAGCAATTAAAACTATTAAAAGAAGTTCAACTCAAGCAAAATCTGCTACTGAACCTACTGAATCACAAGAGTCTAATTCATAAATGAAACAGTATGGACTTTGTAATAGATGGTAATGCTTATTTGAATGTAGCAGCTAGTGTATCGATAAACATAGCGTTTAGAGATAAAACTATCGGAGCTCAATATTATGTTGAAGACATCTTAAATGAGGGTGAATTTATTTTAAAGGACCAGGCTAAGTTACAGTTTAGAAATTTCTGTTTAAATTATTTCTACTCACTAATTGCACCCGTCGGTAAAAAAATCGATCGGGTGCATTTAGCATTTGATTCTAAAAGCTGGAGAAAGGATTTTATTCAAAAATTCTTCGATAGTGGATCCTCGGGAGAATCATCGGCATCGCCTGATGAATTCATATATAAAGGAAATAGAAAAAGGGACAATAAAATATATTTGTTCTTTGACTACTTTCAAAACGAGATCGCACCGATCATTGTTAAAGAGACAGGAGTAAATTACTACAAAATACAGGGAACTGAAGGAGATGATATAATCGCATATTTATGTGAGATTCTAAATACTGACGTAATGGTTTACACAGTAGATGGAGACATCTCTCAATTGACGTATTGCTCTGGTAAAAACGTAATTGTAATTTATCCAAAACAACGGAGACCACATAAGAAGTTGTGTTTACCTGCTGAATTAAATCCAGATTTTGCAGATGATGAAGAAGATAACTTCTTTTCATTGAATGAATCGCATGTTGCAACTGGAACGATTACTCAAGTTATTGAAGCTCTTAAAGAGAAAGAGTATGTTGAGTATATAATTGATCCAGTTTTGGATGTTTTCACTAAGATATTTAGAGGAGACAAAAAGGATAATATTCCTAAGATGGACAACATGACACCTAATAAGGCAAATAAATTGATTGAAATCATATCAATTGAGTTCGGAACAAAATCGATTGACCTATTAGATTCATTAGATGAAACCTTTATCAATTTTGTAGTTAAAAACATTAGCATCATTAATAAGGTACGTGACATTGATCAATTGAAGGACATTAGGAGACACTTCATGTTTAATACTAGAATCATTAGACTGTCGAGTAAGTTGTTCCCTAGTGTGATCCAAGATAGTCTCAAGTCCAGTATTATACAATCTGAGTTTACAAAATTTAACTTTAAAAAATTTACTAATTTAAAAAATAACCCTTCAATTATATGAAACCGTTATACGAGAGAGTTTTAATAAAACCAAACGAAAAAGAAACAAAAACCAACAGTGGGATCATGCTTCCTGAAAAGGCAGTCAAGAGACCAAACATTGGAACTGTTATTGCCTGTGGCGATGGAACACATCACAATGAAATGGCAGTAAAACCTGGAGACTTAGTGTTATGCAACAGATTCGCTGGAGCAGAACTTAAATTCAAAGGTGAGAAACACTACATGATTATGTCAAATGAAATCATGGCAATAATTGACAACATCGAGGATATTGAGCTTGATGAATACGAATAATTATAATGCGAAAAAGGTTGAGGAGTAATGTCCACGTGAATAAAATAGAATAGTGTAGAAATACACTCGAAGATAGTTAGTATGGTAATGGCTATCCGCGGGAACCACCATAAGCCTCTTATAATTAAAAAGCCCAATCTTTCGATTGGGCTTTTCTTATTTCTGAACCTTAATCTTTGAGTTTCCTCAGGGAAAATAAGGAATTAGAAGCTTGGTGTAAATCCAGTAGATTCTGAACTTAATCCTCCTCCAACTCTAGTAATAGTAATTCTATTAATAAATTTGTGGATTCCTCTTGGGAAATCAACTTCAACATCAATTATTGCTGCGTTGTTTTCGATTACCTCTTGGTTATTATTACTCTTATCGAATGTAACCGCGTATGAGCTTAATCCTCTTGCACTAACTACCGCATCTAAATAGTTTTCAACTATCGTCTTAACTCTTAGTCTTGTAATTTCATCGTTAAAATCAAACAAGAAGTTGAATAAGATCCTAGCTAAATCTCTTTCGATTGTAGAAAGGTTATCTCTAACGTGAGCATTGTTAAGTGCTGAGTTAATTCTTTGGTAAGCTGTGTTATTCGAGAATAACAATGTTCCAAATCCTCTTCTCTTAACTATCAAATTATGTCCAATTGGCTCTAAATATGCTCTATCTTCGTCAGTAAGTTCATATTCTACTCCAACTAATTCTGGATCAGTAATAACTCCTCTTTTTCCACCAGCTACGATTAAGAATGGTTGACCATTTTTAAACTTTCTAACATACAAGTTAGAGATGTATGCCGCGGGTGGTACTGAGATATTTCTATTTCCATTTCTTATAATTAAGTTAGGGAAGTTGAACATCGAGTACGATGCCAATGGAGATCCATTTACATCTTCTTCTGCGAATTTAAACGTGAAGCTAGGATTTAAATCTAAATCTCCTCCAGTTGCAATATGTCTAGCTGCGATCAACTTGTTAGTCGTATCGATAAAGCTAGGATCTACTGATTTTTCAAATTGCTTAATTGAAGGTGCATTAAGTAAGGCCATAGATTGACCATGTAGTGCACAAAGTTTAGATAGGTAGTACTTACTAGCAGAAGAAACTTCTCCCTCGTATGTATCTACAACGTATCTGAAATCAATTACTTCTTTTCCAGCTAATGCTTGAGGAATAGATGTATAATCAAATAAGTAACTTAATATCTCATTTTGTCTTGCAGCAGTTGAGTTAGGTAATAAAGCATCTCTCACTTTGAATCCTTTTAAGTATTGTCCTCTAAGTTCTCCAGCGAAGTTTGAAATTCCTTTTAAAACTTGAAGTGTATTACCAGTAGCATCAATTCCGCTAATTTCATCAACTGTTGGTGCCATTGTAGTAATAACATATTCCAATCTAGCAGGTGATAATTGTTGAGAAGACGTTACTGAGATAATCTTCAATAGTCTATCTCTTGTATCTCCAACAACTTTACCTTTAATATAATGATTTACCTTAATAAATTCATCAACTGTTGCTTTATTAGCAGGAATTGCAGTATTTATTCCCAACATAACAACGTTAGGTTGTGATACTGAGTAATCAGTGAAGAAGTTTGTGTCGGTTAAATCAAATATTCTTTTGAATTCACCAGATTTAAGTGGTTCAACTTGAATGTACTCATTAGAACCATTTGTATAGAAATTAATATCTATTTGGTTGATTAATGAGATATCAGAATAAGCGAATACTTTTATATATTTCAAGTCGTTAGAACCAACCGTTACAGTTAATTCATATTCTACTTTTAAATAATATTGGTTTGTACCATCATTGATGATATCACCATTTCTAATAAATCCTTTAGAATACGCATCGTATACTTTAGAATCTTCCATTCCGATAATATATACGTTAGTACCTCCTGTAATTACTCTAGTTTCTCCTAGTGCAATTCCAGTTCCAGCTAAAAATGTAGATTCAGCAATAGTGTTAGCAGTAACTGCTGTGAATACTAAAGTAGTATCAGCAGGCTTGCAATATGATAATGTGTCAATTAATGAAGATGCAGCAATTGGTGCTCCTGAATAATCAAATCCTCCATCGTCTGCAGAGTAAACTAATTCGTCATAACC